GCGATTGACCTTATACTGGTGTTAATCGGAATGATATTCTTATATTTGGGGTCTAGAAATTAAAAAAGAGCCTTTATACTCGTTTTATCCCTCATATAGTTTGTTATTACGCTTTTTGTTATGTTAAAAAGGTAGATGTTCCGGAGTTTTTATCATTAAGATTTCTATCTTTGTTTTACAAATGATTTACGAAAAAATAAAAAAATATGGCAACTGTATCATGGGTAGTATTTAAGCATCATAAAAAATCGGATGGTACATACAATCCCAAAATCCGAATATCACATAACAGAACATCATCGTATATATCAACTCCCATATATACGGATATGGTTCGATTTAAGAAAAAATCTGCTTCAGGTACTATTACTTTGGAAAAAATAAAAGAAGAACTTGATGATATAGTGAAGGAGTATCGCCATATTATAAATGATAATCAAGAGATTGTCCAGGAATGTGAGACGTCTAAGGATATTGTTTTAATGATCGAAAGACGGAAGAAGCGTAAGGATATAGATTTCATAGAATTTGCTAGACAGCATATCCAAATGACTCCCAATGCGGGAACTAGAACAGTTAAGACTACCGGAATAAATGCGCTTTGTCATTTTCTTAAATATAAAAATGGTAATGATAAACTCTCAATAAAAGACTTAACGTCTAAGTTGTTAAGAGAATACGAAGGATGGTTGCGAAAAGAAAGATTAATCACTGTCAGGCAAAACAGAACAGCAAAACAAGAGTATAGGACAATTAGAAAACCGGCTTTGAATGATACTGGCGTACACTCTTATATGGGAATTATTCAGTCGGTGTTTAATGCTGCATTGCTTCACTATAATGATTATGAAAAAGGTGATATTGTTATCACTAATGATCCGTTCAAGGTGTATACTATTCCTCCGGTATTAGAAGCAAAGAAAAGGGCTGTAGATGTTGATATAATCAGGAAAATCTATAATTACTCTCCAATAAATAAACGAAAAAGAACTACTACTTTTACCCGTGATATTTATATTTTGTCTTTCCTGTTGGCAGGAATGAATGCGATTGATATGCTTGATTGTCAAATGGTAAACGGTAGAATAGAGTATGAACGCCAAAAAACAAAAGATCGGAGAAAGGATAAGGCTTTTATTTCTATATGCATTCACCCATTGGCACTCCCCATCATTGAAAAATATCGTGATCCATCTGGAAAGTGTCTATTTGATTTTTATAAGAGATATAGTAATATACGTAATCTGACGAAAGGAATACATCGGGGTATGAGGTCTCTGTGTGAGGAGATTGGAATAGATTATATTCAATTCTATTCTGCTCGCCATTCTTTCGCTACTATTGCCCGTAATGAATGCGATATAAGTAAAGACGATATATCGCTATGCCTGAACCATTCAGCTGGTAAGACAATAACGGATACATATATTAAACGGGACTTCTCAAGAATAGACAAAGTAATAAGTAAAGTGGCCGACTATGTATTTGGAGAAAGCCTTTCCAGTACTTCGTCTATAAACAATGATCTGTAATGCGGGCACTCTAATACTCCCTTTTGCTTTGCTTCCCGATAGACTGAAGAGAATAGTTTTGCTTTTTCTTTTTCGGTGGTTGGTGTCTCTGTTATGGGTGTGCCTAGGAACCGGCATCCCCAACCTTTGCAGGTAGGAGTGAGAGAACAGTGAAGGGCGTTTGTTCTCTCACATGAGCAATTTTGGATATATGGGTTCATTAGTCTAATGAAATCCGATCTGTAATTTGTGTTATTTCAGGATTGAAGAAATATATAGAAGAACTGATATCTTTTCCGCCAAGGCTATTATTTCCTCTATATTTGAATTTGGCTCTATATCCTATAAAATCTCCTTTATATTCTTTTTCTTTTGTGTCATACACGTTTTTTAAGCTATCTTCCATGTGTTCAATAATTGGAATACTATCTTTCATCACCTGGATTCTTTCTTTATATAATTCTGGATATCTTGAATTTACCTCATATTCAGCTTTTTTTGACGACAGGGCAGATTGTAGTTCTCTTATAGCTTTGCCTTCTTGGCTATCCATAAATAAAGTGAATGCAGAATCTACTTTAGATATTTCTACAAATTCATAACTATTCCAATCTTTCATCGTTGTTTTTAATTCTGATTCGATAACCTCTCTTGCTTTGTCTTCATTTGATTTTTCACATGAACAAAGTGCAGTGATTGCACATACTAATAAAATGATCTTTTTCATAAGCTTATTTTCTTTTGGTTGGTGATTTTCTTGTATGAGGTCGTACATAAGTTCCATCTTTTCTATAATATCCTTTTACTTGTACTCGACCTGTACCAGTGGAACGTGAAGGTGAATATGAGGATTTTGTCTTGATTGATTCTGTAAAATCTATTCTTTTTCCTTTAAAGTAATAGGTGGAATCTGTAGAGTTAAAAGTTAGATGTTTTATATCTTTAGAGGATATTTGTATAGGGTTTGATAAATTATAAGTTCCACAAATATATCCTTTATGACTTCCATATTGGGCTTTTTTTACAGTGCTACGACTCTCTTTGATAACTATATGTTTTCCTTTAGGAACATACATATAAGGAAGAAAATTATCTTTTGTAGGTTGTAAATCTATTTTAGATTCTGTTTGATATATATAATATTTACCTGATGAACATCCCGTCATTAATATGGTAAAAATTAATATTAAGAATAATATCTTTTTCATAAGCTAGTTTTTTGATTATCCGATTTTGTTTGATTGTGTGAATTTAAATACTCTACTGCCTTTTGGTACTTTTCATTAAATTCATTCATCTTTTTATTATATATCACTGTGTCTTTAAATAATTCAAAGTCTTCTTTAATATGTGCTTTCTCTGTTTCTGCATTTTCTATAATATCTTTATAATACTCTATGTTCTGTTGTTCAACGACAGAGCGCCATAAGAATATAGGGACCAGTAAAAACAATGAGAGTAAAATATATAATATGCCTGCTTTTATTAGTGATTTTCGCTCGGAAGGATTACAAGGTACTTTTATTCTTATATCTTGTTTTACATGTCCGTTCAGCCTGCGCCCATCTTTATATCTTCTATCTGGTACAAATTGTGCAACTAAAACAGATTTCTTCATGAATACTGTTTTTTGAAAAAATTTCATGATACCAAATATGAATATAATAATAGAAGGTACTACTAAAATAGCAAAAAATAAAGAAACAATATAGAGTACTATTTTAATGCCAGCGTTATATCTAAATAAAGATACTTGAAACCCTTCTGCTTCTGCTCTTAATCTTAATTCTTCGGGGGAGATGACCTCATTGGTTGATTCATCGAAAAATTGGTTATGTGTATTTTTTCCGATACCTCTTATTGGGGTACTATGTGCATTCCCATAAATAGAGTTACTTATCACTTTCCCTCCATCTCGTCCCACTTGATTCACAGCAGACCGTATAAACCCTTTTGCTAAATCTTCAGTAAAATTTCCCATTAAATTTATTGCTATTTTTTATGTTGCCAACAGTAGATGCTTCCTTTTTCTGCATTACGTTTACATTGGTCTCCATCTTTAGTTATTGCCTGACATCTTTGGTTGTCGTCTTCATCACTACATGCTTGCAAAAATGTTGGTAATAAAAAGATTGAAATTAATAGCAGTGCCTTTTTCATAATCTTGTGTTTTAATTAATTTAATATTCGATTGTTATTCTTATTTTATCTTCTTCTAGGTCTAACTGATTCTATAACATTGAAAATCTGTTTTACATCGCACAAATCAATAACTCGATCAGGGTACATATCATTTAATGAATGAATAGTAATAGTGTGATTTTCCACATCATGATCTATAATGCGCTTAACTATGATTCCATCGGTGTGCACTATAACGAAATCCCATTTGCGAAGATGTAATTTGGAAGTTGCCCAAAGGTATGGAGCGATTTCACGACAGTAAAGTCTATCGCCTTCTAGATAGCTTTCTTCGGTTCCATTATTCATACTATCTCCTTTGACCTCAAAGGCTATATAATTTCCATGTCCTTCTTTATCTACTATAAATGGTATTTTAGGTAATTGCTCCATGTAAGATGCGTCTGTGTATCCATCTAAATAACCCGCATAAGCGAATTGATTAACTAACGGGATATAAACCACGTCTTGTTGGATGGGCGTAGCTTCATTATATTGGGGTGTATTATTGGTAGTTTTGAGCATTTCGCCTTCTCCTGTAAGTAGCCAAGTAGGATTTACGTCAGGAATTTTAGACAGTATTTTATCTAAAACACTTTTTCCGATTCCTCTTTTTCCACTAACCCATCCACTTGTAGTAGATGTTTTCTCATTCATGAAATTAGCAAATTCCATGTTATTATCATGGAAAAAGTATTTTCTTACTTCTTTAATCCTTTCAAATACTTCCATATTACAGGTTGAAGATTCGCATTATTGTTAATAAATCTTTTATTTGCGAATTGAATTCGCATAAAATTTGCACGATTCGCAAAAGTGCGTATCTTTGCAACATCAAACAACATCCAACACCACAAAGGTGCAAAGTTTGAGCGAGAAAAGCAAATTTTTTACATAACTAAAAATAGGTAAGACGATGAACGCATTTACATTTTTGACAGAAAACGGAAAATTCAATAACAGTGAGATTATGAAACACGCTCACATTTTGAAGGCGTATCGTCGTATCTCTTTGAGTGAAGCCTTGAAAAAGGCTTGGTTTCTGGCAAAGAGACAGCAAAGAGAATACAGAGAGATTGAAGAGGAAAAGAAGTCTTTCAAGCCGGCATTCAATGCAAGCAAGGGAAATGTATTGAAAGCGTTCTTTGCCGATAAATATACTAACTATGATAGTTCTTGGAGGTAATTATGAGTACAAAACAGATTAACGAGGAGTTAGCTTTCCTTCGGAAATACGTGGTAGATTTGGAAGGAATGGATGAAACGATTGTTCAGCGATTGACCGCCACCAACAAGACTAAGAAAGAGGTTATTAATTACTTCCTAAGTCTAATAAGTGATTACGAAGCCCTGTTAGGTTAGAATCTACGGAAGAAGCGAGCGAAATGCTTTCAGGGCACAATGGTAAACCGATGATTCCTAATTCGGGATGGGAGGCTTAACCCTCAAAAATGAAGCCGTGTTCAGGGCACGTTAAAGTAGCCTGCGCAGATAAGCAGTATAGCCGATGCGAAGTATAGCGTAATAGCCAACCAGCGATGATATGAGCGGAAGGAAGCAACGTGAGTAAGTAATATATCGAAAAAATCAGTCTGAAAAACATCGTCTTTATCAGTAAGAAAACGGGGTTTGGCGTCCGTACGCTGATTACAATATAGTCCTACTGACGGATTGAACGGCAGCCGATAGCGAGAATCGGGTAGGGCACAAACTAATACATATACAATTATGACTGATAAACAACGAAATTTTTTACTTAAATACATCAGCGAAGAACTTATTAAAAACAAAAGTGATTTTAGAGATTTCTCTTTTGTAACTAGCTGCATTGGTTTCATAATGAAGACTGAAAACAGGGGTTTCCCTATTTTTAATATAATGGTTAAAAAGGAAAATCCTAATGAATGCTTAAGTAACCAGATTCGATCATTAAAAGATCATATAAATGCTAATGTTCAATGCTATTCTGGTCCAAATGATGAAGAGTATTCTTTTAAATATGCGTATTTTATTCCTGAATCAGACCGTTCGTATTTCGTTTTCGAACAAAGCTGGTGCAAAGGAATGAGTGATAGTGTAACTCGTCACTATATCACTGTAAACGAAAACGGTGATGAAATAAAATACAATACTCAATATGAAGAACTGTTTCGATTAAACATTAATACTCTTCATTTATTTTTCGAGTATTTGAAAAGAAATTCGTTCTAATCCGGTAGTAAGAAGAAACGGGTAGGGCATATTTTAGACAAATTTTTGTTTTGTAATTTTTATTTTGTGTTTGTGTGTTGTACAGGTGTACGGTCTGTGAAGATAGTGCACTTTTTTAATAAGGATAAGTGGCGGAATTGGTAGACGCTTAGTTTGATAATACGGCTGGCTAGCCTCGAAGCAGGAAAGACGATCGGGGAAGTCAGAACCACAATTGAAACGTACAAACGAAATCTTGCAAATCCCGGTTCAACTCCGGGCTTATCCACAATAATAATCAAATAATTAATCTTATGGCAAATAAAAGACTAGAAGTAATCACGGAAAATGTGCTTCGTACTAGAGGGATAAAAGTATCAAAATACCCAGAAAGTGTTTCTAATGGACTTGATGAAATGGAAATTGGGCAAGTTTTTGGTTTCTTACCTAAAAATCCCAATGTACTGAACTCTACAATTAGTAGAAAAAGAAGAGCCTCGTGGAATTGTAAAGAATGGGATGTATTAGGAATAGATCCATTAAATAAAATCTGTTTTGTTAAACGTACATTGTAATGGAACCTTTATCTCAATGTGAGTACCAAGTAGCCCATGAAGTAGCAAAAGGTCATACTCCTGATGAAATAGCGGATTTACTTAAAAAGTCGGTTTGGACGATAAAAGCGCAAATACGGGACATTCATAAGAAACTAGGCATTAATAACAATGTCGAGCTTACTTTATATATGCTATGTGATAGGGCAAAAAGAAATTTCGATCTGAAAGAAATACGAAAGCATGGAATTGAATTTTTCTTCTCTGTATGGTTCTTCATTTTAGCTATAACTCCTAATTTCCAAATGGATATGAGAAGGTTAAGAATGCGTTCCAGTGCTCGAATATCGGCAAGGGCTGTTCGACCTAAAAGAGATAGTTATTTGATGTTCGCTGCCTAATATTAACTATAAAAATATGTTCTATGAAAACAATTCATAAAATACAGAATATAATTGCGGTCATTGCTTTAGGAATGTCTATGCATTTAGCAACGCAATTGGAAATAACTACCAAAGAGACTATATCAGCCACTATAATGGTAGTCCTTACTATATTAATGCTACTGGAAAGAAGCTCTAAGGAAATTCATCAAAAAGAATAGGAGGGTATATGGATGATCCCATTATTAGCCAAGCTATACAGATAGGTATTAAATTTGGCATTGAAGCATATAAGAATGAAAGAAGTGCAAATCTCAAAAATAAAAAAATTCTTATATGCAAATCCGATGCGGAAGACCGTTTCGGAAGCGGAGTTCTTAAAAATTTAGAGAAAAGAAAACTTATATATCCATATCAATTTGGTATTGAGGAAGTAATGGATGAAGAAGGAGAACCAATCAAAAAAGCAAAAGGGTATATTTATTATAAACTATCCGACTTAATAGAAGCGATAGAAAAAGGCAATATTCTAAAATGTCTTCAAAATCGCAAATAACCATTCATTTATTAATTAACCCAATGCCGACACCCCAGGATGTCGTAGGGTGCGAGTCCCTATATTTGAGTTTTACATGTTCTATACTATCCTAGTGTCCGTTGGTTCGGTATCTAGGAACAAAATTTTGTCGTTTAAATTCATTTTCGGAGGCGTCGGTTCGTGAGGATAGGCGCTTTATTTATTTCGATTAACCACTTTAAATAATATAAGATATGAATTTAGAAAACTATGAAGTGCTTCCCGTTGAAGCGCAAGATGTACAAATTGTACAAGTTGATGCAGTAGAAAGAGCAAACGTAGATTCGCAGGTAGCAACAGCCAAACGTTATCCACGAGATATAAGACGTAGCATAGACAACTCTGTTGTAATGGCTACCATGAATCAAGAAACAGCCCAATCATGTATTTACGCCCTCCCTCGTGGCGGAAAACCTATCACCGGTCCATCCGTTCATCTAGCAAAGATAATTGTCTCTAATTGGGGTAATATGCGTACAGAAGCAAAAGTTGTGCAAATAACTGACAAGCAGGTCATCAGTCGTGGCACATGTTGGGATCTGGAAACTAATGTCGCTTCTGCATTTGAAGTCAGGCGTAGTATCATCGGCAAAAACGGGCAGCGATTCTCTGATGATATGATTACAGTTACAGGTAACGCAGCTAACTCAATCGCTTATCGCAATGCTGTATTCGCTGTCATTCCTAAAGCTATAACAGATAGAGTGTATTACGCAGCACAAAAATTTATAACCGGTGATTTATCTGACTCCGACAAACTTTTAAAGGTAAGAACAGGGATACTGAACAATTTCAAAAATAACTATGGTATAACCGAAGAAGAAGTTGTAAAGATGTGTGGAAAGCAAACGGTAAACCAAATCGGTGCTGACGAAATATCTATGCTGATGGGAACGATTCAGGCACTGAAAGACGGAGATACTACAGTTGATGAATTAATGAAACCGATACGTGAAAGCAAAGAGGCAAAGAAAGATGCGATGAAAAAGGCTATATCTACATCAGTGGACGAAACTACTGGTGAAATCTTTAATCAAACTGAACAATGATAGAACAGGGGTCAAAGGATTGGTTAGTTGCCCGATTGGGAAATTTCACGGGAAGCCGGATAGGTGACCTTATGACAAGCGGAAAGAAAAAAGGGGAGCTGTTTGGAAAGACAGCCCTCTCCTATATCTATGAGGTTGCAGCGGAAAGAAACCTCCTTCCTAAATATATCAAGGATGATTTTCTGTTTGAAATATATCAGGAACAGGTAAGTGTCGGCAATAAATTTATTGATTGGGGACACGATAATGAAGATTTTGCTGCGGAACGGTATCAACTTGCTACCAGATGCGAACTGGAGGAATGCGAAAGCATTACTCACCCTACAATACCTTATTTTTCTGCTTCACCAGACCGAATATCAACCATTTGTAGTACAAAGAAAGTGGTTGAGATTAAATGTCCATTGCCAAAGACGTTCATGGAATACATGGCGGAGGTTAAGGATAACGACACACTTAAATCAGTAAACTCTAAGTACTTCTACCAGGTTCAAGCGGAAATGGCTTGTACGGGTTTAGAAAAAGCTGATTTTGTTGTTTTCTGTCCATTCTTGAAGCATAATATTCATATAGTAGAGATAACAAGGGATGAATCTGTTATCGCTGAATTTGAGAAGCGAATTCTGAAGGCTAATGAAATAATTGAAAAAATGGTAGCGTAGTTTATGGAAAAAGAAATTAACGAAATAAACGATTACCTGAACATTACCTGTTCAAATAATCCGGTAGAGATACAAGAGAGAATATCAGTCATAATGGTGTATTTGAACCGGTCCGGTGAAATGCTTGCGGATGCGAAGAAGCTACTCCGGAAGAAGAAATCTACAGAAATAAGCAATACCATCATCGCAATAGCAAAAGAGCAATGCTTGTCGGCAAAGGTGCAAAACGCTTTGCTTGACAGCATAGCGGAGGATGAGTCATATTTGGTGGATCGGCTTGATCGGCTTAATGCTGCCTGCACGCATCAATTAGATGCCTTACGCACTTTGTTGAGTTACGAGAAGGAAGCAATGAGATTAAATAAAACGGGATATTAATAATTTTATAAAGTAGTATTTATATGATGCACACATGGTTTGAAGTGAAAATCCGTTATGAGAAAGTAATGGAAAATGGAATGAAGAAAAAGGTTACAGAACCTTATTTGTTTGATACCCTGTCTTTTACATAGAGTGAAGGTAAATGTATTGAAGAAATGACACCCTTTATCAGTGGGGAGTTTACTGTTTCTGATATAAAGAGGGCTAATTATTCAGAGATATTCTTTTCTGAAGAAGAATCGGCTGACCGCTGGTTTAAATGCAAACTGGTATTTATCACGCTTGATGAAAAAAGCGGTTCTGAAAAGAAAACATCTACTCATGTACTTGTTCAGGCTGCCGATTTAAGGGATGCTGTCAAGAAGTTAGATGAAGGCATGAAGGGAACGATGGCAGATTATCAAATAGCATCTGTCTCTGAAACGGCTATTATGGATGTATATCCTTATGAAGCAAAGGAATAGCTTTGTTAACCTTTTTACCCCAGCCTGCCTGTCTGTGAAGATTGGCGGGCGAACATGGGACAAAATGGTCATAGGGCGCTAAGACTAAATGAACGGAAATTCTAAGTGTACATAAGAATGGATGTCATCAAGACCGGTGCTGTAAGTAACAGGTTGAGTAGTTTAAAGATCGTAGGATAGCCAATCTACGGACGAAAGCGAGAAAGCAGACGATACTTGTGCAGGTTCGAATCCTGCTTGTCCCACATGAAAATAACAATCACCAAACAAGAATACCAGACGATAGTCCGGTGCTTGAAAACATCAGAAATCCTTATTAGGGGATATAATTCGAGAGATGAAGATATGATTTGTAAAACTAGAAAGAAACTTCAAAGAAATTATGAGAACCGTAGAAATAATGACAGAGGTTGAAGTAGACCTTGACGATTACGTTGATGAAATTCTTGAAGAGTGTGACGACGATGAGCTAATTAAAGAAGTTGAGAAGCGGGGACATAGAGTTTATAGAAAAGGAAATCGTGTAGTAGCTTTTGAAGATCAACCTGTAAATTTCAACTCTCCGGAAGATTTAAGAAGATTCCTGTGTGATATAGCAGGTGTTGGATATTATACGAGTAACGAAACGCTTCTCAATGAAATAAAATCAAAATTGCCATGACATTCGAAGAAATGAAAGCCCAGTATTGCGGAAAGAACATCCGCAAAAAGCCGAAAGGTGAGGAGCATCAGATACAAGCATCTTGTATTCAATGGTTTCGCCTCCAATATCCCCAGTTAAAAAACATTCTATTTGCCATACCCAACGCAGCAAGGAGAAGTGCAAGAAACGGTGCCTATATGAAGGAAGAGGGTATGCTTGCTGGGGTTTCAGATTTGATTTTGCTTAAAAGTAATCGTTTCTATGGTGCTTTATGCATAGAGATGAAAAGACCGGGTGAATACCAAAAGCCTATACAAAAGGAATGGCAGAAAGCGGTTGAATCTGTAGGGAATAAATATGTTGTCTGCCGTTCTTTAGAGGAGTTTATAAAGGTTGTGAATGATTACTTAACAGAAAAATAAGATTTTCATTTGGTATTTTGAAATTTGAGTGTATCTTTGCGACATAAAGTTCGCCAAACTTTGATTTTTTAGCAAAACGGAATAGGGATTTTTTATATCCTTATGGCTGCGCTTTATCGCAAAGATAATAGCCGTTGGTTTCCCTTGAATACCTATCTGCTTTGCTGATATGTAGAAGTTTGGCGACTTTTGGGAGGCTGACGGCTTCTCTTTTATACATAACTCAAATTTCGTTTTCAAAAATGCCAAACTTCAACGGAGTTAGAGAGGGTAAGAAGTATAGTAATATCCAATCTACGCCTAGCAGTGCGAAAACTGTATCTTATGAAAAGTTCCTAATCGAAAAGAATTGCAAGAATGAAGCTTATGCCTTCATACTCTCGCAAGGATTATTCCAGCAATTCCAAGATTACCATTTTAGTCATCATTCAGACGATCCGCACAAGGATTGTCTAAAGTTCCTGTTATCTAATATTTAAATTCTAACTAAATGGCGGAATGAAATACTTCCGCCTATATCGCTATTGTCTAACATTTAATCATGGCAATATGAAAACAATTAAAGAAGTAATCAAGGAGATAGAACATATCCCGAAATGTCCGAGAAGTGGGGAAATTAACCTTTACTATATTATAAACCTATTAAAACTAGAAATATGAATGTTAAATTTTACGACTTCGAAGATGGAGCATCTATCGAAATAGGTATTTCTGCAAGCGATAAATCAATCTTATTTTTTGAATCAAAATATGAAGGTAGCGATCTACCAGCTGTATCTGTAGATATTTCAAAGAAAGAGGTTGAAGAACTTATTGATTTTCTTAAAAGAAAACTTGAAGAAATGGAGTAAATGGCGAATTTGAAAACTGGATTTCTTTATTATAACTCCGATACTGAACGGTTCAAAGATATACGGATTAAAAGACTGAAAAAAGATTTAGGTTGTGACGGATTTGCCGTGTATGAATACTTATTGAACGAAATCTACCGAGTACAAGGCTGTTTCCTTGTGTGGGACGAAAGTACTGCCTTTGACGTAGCCGAATACTGGGGATTGAAAGAAAGTAAGGTGAATGAAATAGTACGTTACTGTTGTGCTGTGGGGCTTTTTGATAAAGCACTGCTCTCTAATGGGAATATACTTACTTCACCATCTATTCAATCAAGATACGTAGAGATGTGTATTCGTGCAAAACGCAAGGAAATCAAAATTCCGGAAGAATACAACATAATTCCGGAAGAATGTAGAATTGTTCTGGAAGAATACCTAAAAAAACAGGAAGTTTGCCGCAATAGTATTAAAGTATATATAAAGAAACCTCCTAAAGGAGGTAAAGAAAGTGATTTGAATCCAATCATTATAGATAAGCCTATACAGGAATGCTATGAGGAATTATCTTCTAATAGCTCCTGGATAGAAAGTGTTGTAATGAACAAAAGGGCTTCCGGACATTTGGAACTGAATTTGGAAAGCTTTCAGGAATATCTTAAACTATTTTTCAATAAACTCCAAAATGAAGGCGAAACACATAAAAGCCCTAAAGACGGAATGGCTCATTTTTCCAGATGGCTGGATATTGAGTTGAACAAGCCAAAGCCTGATATGTACAAGATGGAAAACGAAGAACTATTAGCTTCTTTATCTGACAGGGACGGAAGCTATTATAAGTTCCTCACCTACATTCGGAATCATGCACCGTATTGTTTCTCTAATATGCGAATGCCTTCTGAAAAAGAAGCGTTAATCATACGGGACAAATATGGCGATGCAGCTTTTAAAAAGGCACTTCGCACTCTTGAAGGAAGGGTTGATATTCGTTCTAAGTGGGATGTTTTCTATTATGCTATTTTGAAACAATTTGAATACATGAACAATGGAAGTTAACGTACAATTACGTGATGAGGATGCCGAAAAACTGGTCCTTGGCACTATAATGACAAACCGTGATGCTCTTGAAGAAGTGAGGGAGATGTTGAGTAAAGAATGTTTCTATAATCCCTTTCATCAGGAAATTTATAAGGCAATTATTCAGGTCGCATCTTCCGGTGACAGGCCGGATATGATTACGGTCAAGAATAAGCTAGTTGCTAACGGTATTAAATTTGAGCCATATCTGTTTGTAAGCATAGCTTCTAACCAAACGTTTGATTTGGGACAGTATGCCGCTCGCCTCCATGATCTTGCCATCAGGCGGAAATTTTATGAGATCGGGCAATATCTTGTTTCAAACTCATATACTGAAGCAGAGGATATATTGGACGTAACAAATGCCGTTTCCGATCAACTATCCTCATTATTCAAGTCAAGCAGCAGTGTTATCTCAACGATAAACGAAGGACTTGAAAGTGTATATCACATGATAAATGAGAACTTGAAAGGAGGCAAGCCTTTAACCGGCACTCCTACCGGATTTGAGAAGATAGACAATAAATCCGGAGGGCTTCAAAAATCGGACTTGATAATCATTGCCGGTGAGACTAGTCAGGGGAAAACGAGCCTAGCGGTATCTATAATGCGAAATGCGGCATCTTTAGGTGCTAAGGTAGCCATGTATTCGATGGAGATGAAAAAAGAGCAAATAACGGCTCGTATTCTATCCATGGAGAGTGGAGTGCCGGCAAATGAGATCATGTATTCCCGTTTGACAGAATCCCAGTTGCAATCTGTAGACAAGGGGATCGGAAAGATATCAGGAAAGGGTATTTATTTCGATGATCGTAGCACCTCCAATATTGACACTATACTCTCATCTATCCGGTATATGAAACTAAAATTCGGAATAGATGGTGCTATTGTTGACTACCTGCAGATTCTTAACGTAAACATGAAGGGAGCCAACAAGGAGCAGCAAATGGGAGATGTGGCAAGGCGTTTGAAGAATCTTGCTAAGGAGCTTGATATTTGGATTATCGCTTTATCTCAATTAAACAGAGACAATATGAATCCGGTTCCGTCTCTAGCAAGGTTGCGAGATAGCGGTCAGATAGCAGAAGCTGCAGATGTGGTTATGTTGGTTTATCGTCCAGAAGTGAAAGGTAAGTCATATCCGGGAGATTTTTCCCACGTAGATACAAGAGGTACGGCAATGATAGATATTGCGAAAGGTCGAAATATTGGTTTGCTGAAATTTATTTGCGGTTTCAATGCTTGTACTACATGTTTTTACGAGTTGGATAATATCCCCATTTCAAGTGGAATGGTAAGCGATGAAGAGGATGCCCCGGCTTTTTAACGTAATCAAACAATGAGAATACTCCTAAACATCCTCCTTCTCCTAGGAGTGAACATCTTATTTTACCTGGTGGTGTATGCGATAGCGGACCACCTGATGGATACAATTAATTAAACGATGAATGATAATGAAGAAAACTCACGGCTCATTATTTAGTGGCATTGGAGCTCCGGAACTTGCATCCGAATGGATGGGCTGGAAAAATCTGTTTCATTGTGAAATAAATGATTTCTGCCGTAGCTTTTTGGAAAAACGATTTAAAGGTACAAGTTATGCGGATATTACCAAAACAGATTTCAATATTTGGCGAAACCGAGTGGACATCCTTACAGGCGGATTCCCCTGCCAGGATGCAAGTAAGGCAAAGCAGATGGGAGGAAAAGGACAACTCGGACTTGAAGGAGAAAGGACCGGATTATGGTGGCACATGCGCCGGGCGGTTGATGAAATTCGTCCACGGTGGGTTGTTGCAGAAAACGTTGCCAATATCACAAGAGTTAACAACGGAAGAGATTTTGCAAAAATCCTCCATTCGCTTTCCAGACTGGGGTACAATGCGGAATGGAAGATTATGTACGCTTCGGATGCAGGTGCGCCCCAAAGAAGAGCCAGGTGTTACCTGGTTGCTTACTCCGACAGCGTCCGATTACAAGAGGGTGAATATTTCTTCTCCAATGTATGCCCGTCGATTAAACAGAAGCTCCGGAGCAATTGCGGAGCAGCTTTATCGATTGGGAAATCGTGGCCTGCTGAACCACCAGTTTGTAGCGTGGATTATGGGTTTTCCTCTAAATCACTTGAAGTGCATGGCAAATCTCGACTTATAAAAGAGGTGTTTCACGCTTATGGTAATTCAATGTGCCCCCAGCTGGTATATGAAATTTTTAAAAGAATAGAAGAATTGGACAATTAATTAAAATATTTTCAATGAATACAACCTTTGAAAAATCGGCTAATACCACTGATGAATGGTACACGCCAAAAGAAATTATAGACGCATTGGGAAAGTTCGATTTAGATCCATGCGCTCCGGTTAAACCGCTTTGGCAAACAGCTACACAAATGTACAACAAGAACCATGACGGATTAACTAAAGAATGGGTAGGTCGTGTTTGGCTAAATCCTCCTTATTCCCGTCCGCTTATTGAACAGTTCGTTAAACGTCTGGCAGAACACGGTAACGGCATCGCTTTACTATTCAACCGGTGCGATAGTAAGATGTTCCAAGATGTCATCTTTGAAAAAGCAACAGCTATGAAATTTCTACGGAACCGGATTCGCTTCTTTCGACCGGATGGGACTCGTGGGGACTCGCCCGGGTGCGGCAGTATCCTAATAGCTTTCGGTGAAGATAATGCCGATATATTAAGAACTTGCGATATCGCAGGTAAGTATGTACGAATCAATTAGAGTAAAACCTTGCAAGTTCTTGAAGGATTATCAAGGATTTGCGAAAAACAAATAAAGTAATGAGTGAAACAAAAATCATATTAGATGCCTGTTGCGGTAGCCGGATGTTTTGGTTTGATAAGAAGAATCCGAATACTTTATTCATAGACAAACGTAGTGAAACCATCACGGCCAAAGATAGAGATAAGATCAGAACCATAGAAGTAAAACCCGATATTGTAGCAGATTTCACTAATTTGCCATTTGAGGACAACTCTTTCTATATGGTAGTATTTGACCCACCGCACCTTAAAACACTTGGCGAGACTTCATGGATGGCAAAGAAGTATGGTAAACTCCCTACGAATTGGCAGGAAGTAATAAAAGCTGGTTTCGATGAATGTATGCGTGTCTTAAAGCCAAATGGTACATTAGTATTCAAGTGGAACGAAAGCGAGATAAAAGCTATTGAAATATTGTCTCTTATCCCTTATGAGCCGTTGTTTGGGCACACTACAGGGAGGCAAAGTAAGACGATATGGATGTGCTTTATGAAGTTACCAATTGACTAATAACAAAATTAGAAAGGAATCAAATGATAATAGCATGGTTTTCTTGTGGTGCAACATCCGCAGTAGCTTGTAAGATAGCATTAAGTCTATACGATGATGTGCAGATTTACTACATCGAGACTGGCTCCGGACATCCTGATAACGCCCGATTCCTTGCGGATTGTGAAAAATGGTACGATCAGCCAATACACACCATTCGCAGCGATAAGTATTTCAACGTAGAAGATGTACTGATAAAAAAACGGTACATCAATGGGCCTACTGGTGCGGCTTGTACATTCGAATTGAAGAAACAGGTTCGTTACAGGTTGGAAAAGGAACTTGGTTCTTGGGACGGTCAAGTTTGGGGATTTGATTACGATCCAAAAGAGATTAACCGGGCTATCCGCTTGAAACAGCAGTATCCAGACACAAAGCCACTGTTTCCGCTCATTGAAAAGCAGATTACAAAGTCGGATGCTATGGGTATGCTTTGGAAAGCCGGTATTGAAATCCCCGCCATGTACAGGATGGGATACAATAACAACAACTGCATCGGCTGTGTGAAAGGTGGCATGGGCTACTGGAACAAAATCCGGAAAGACTTCCCGGAGGTATTTGCTCAAATGGCACAGATTGAACGTGATGTAGGTGCAACATGTCTAAAAGATAAAGACGGGCGAATATTCCTTGATGAACTACCAACATGGAGAGGCGACCCAGTGGAAGAAATTATACCGGATTGCTCTCTTATCTGCCAGATAGAGTTTCAAGAGATAATCGACAGGCAGGTAGAACGAGTTTTGAAAGGAGAAATTAGTATTAACGATGTAGCCTAATTAGGCTCAAAACAAGAATAGAAATGAATATAGATAAATTTATTAATAGTACTATCAAAAGCTATGATGAATATCGAAAGAATTGTGACATTATAGCTAAGGAGGCACAAAGATATATCGACTTTGATGACTCTGTTTCTTGTGAATATATCAATGGCGTAGGACTTAGTATATTGGTAACATTACCTGAAACAGATGATTATACTATTCCCGAATGTGTATGTCCTGTAGTAGGGTTCTTTGAATATGCCAAAGGGAAGGATAAATTATCAGTGGATGACATTAAAAAGCTATCATTATGAAACAGGCATTAAAAGAAGCAGCAAGAAAATACGCTGACGAGATATATGATCCTGCTGACAGAGGAATTTTGTATAGAGAAACACAGGATGATTTTATTGCTGGTGCAAAATGGCATGCAAAACAAAATCCGTGGATAAGTGTGGAAGATAGATTGCCGAACTATAAGGAAGAAGTTTTAGTCCTTTATGAATATGAAGGGAGAATACAAATCCAACAAAGTTTATATCTTGGGCAAAAAGACTGGAGGTTTAGTTCTAGTATAATACTTGCGTGGATGCCAATCCCGTCTTTCAATGAAATACTTGAAGCCAACAGAGATGTACTAGAACGGATTAAAGAGAAAGGAGATTGACTAATGAGATTTGTATTAATTATACTTATGATAACCATGCTATTATCTTGTAAAGATGATATGGCTGGTCGTTTAAAAGGCGGAACGATTATTACTGTTAAAGGAGACACTATTGAGTTTTATGGAGGAACGTTGACTTATAAAGGATTTGACACTAGAAGTATTAGGGATATTGCAATTAATGACTTAGAGAAGAAAGGAGACTAATATGAAAGCAAGAATAAAAACAACTGGAGAAATTGTGGAGATTGAGGATTTATATGATGATGGTACTGCCTTAGTGAAAGGTAGGTATTTCAAAGTGTCAGAATTGGACTTCTTTGAAGATTTTGAAACTATTGATTGGGAGCAAAGACGCTATGAATTAGCTAAATCAGCCATGCAAGGAATATTGAGTGACAAAGAGGAGGTTGATATTGCTTGTGCTTATGCGGAATACGAGGAGAACGAGAGACATACAATGCCTAAAGCGGTTGCTAAATATGCGGTTAGTTGTGCTGATGCTCTTATTGAAGAACTAAAGAAAGGATACTAATATGTATGTAGCAAGAGACAAAGACGGTGATTTGTACCTTTATAAGAAGCAACCCGTGAAGTATTCGGAAAGTTGGCAATTATGTAGTGACAATCCCCATGATTTCTATAAGCTAGACTCTTCTTTATTTCCCGAAGTAAAATGGGAAGATGAAGAGCCGACGGAAGTTGAATTGGTAAAGAAGGAAAAATAAATGAAGAAAGTAACAAATATCACTACTGTTTTTAAGTGTCTTAATCCATATAGGAACTGATATAACATTATGAGCAATGATGGTTTCTATGATATTAACATTATCATTGTCGGCAAATCAGAGCTATTAAAACTAATTATAGCTTTGATAAAATTACTGATTTTCAACAAAAGGACTGTCATTAAAAGATACAGAAAGGAGAAATAATAATGAAAAATAGAAAAAAGTTAGCAATAGCGAACCTTTGTCGTGTTTATCTCCATATTCATGGATTTATCACAGATGGTGAAAATGGAAGAATACACTATAAAATTATGAAATGGCAGAAAAATAATAAAGTCTCTATTTCAGAAGCACAATTGGATTCTGCTGATTTCATTTATGATGATAACGCTAAAGAAAAGGAGGAATAAAATGAATCGTACAATAAAATTCAGAGGAAAAAGCATATATAATAACGAATGGATATTTGGTGACTTGATTCAGTACGAAAGTGGTGAAATGGCTATTTTCAGCAAGAAACTTTCCCAATATGGATGCGAAGCTACTGAAATGTTTAATAGAAGTAAGGTCATTCCCGAAACCGTAGGTCAGTTCACCGGATTACTTGACAAGAACGGTAAGGAAATTTACGAAGGGGATATATTGTTAATGGGTGAAGATGAAGGCGTAAGAATCTATAATAAAGTAGGTGTAAAAGACGGATGTTTTGGATATATCGGAGAGTATAGTGGAGAATTATTGCCATTCTGTAACTATAATGTAATGGAAGAGATTGTAGGCAACATCTACGATAATCCTGAATTAATCAAGGAGGAATAATCATGAAGAAAATAATGTTCAATGATAAACTTGGCTTAACCCAAGCCGTATTAGAAGGTCTGAAGACTATGACAAGAAGGATATTTTATATCCCTGATAAACTTGTTCCTTACCTTGATATTGACGATATATTTGATATTGTCGATGATTGTATTATTTGGAAAGATAAGTCTGATAATATTCGTATGACATTTGAACCTAAATACAAGGTTGGCGAAGTTGTTGCCATTGCGCAAAGTTATATGGATGTTGACCAATTTCATAGAAAGGGGAAAAATGCGGCTTACTTAGAATACTTGGATTCTATATTGCCTGAACTGAAATTATATCCCGGTTGGGGAAATAAGATGTTTGTGAAAGCCGACCTAATGCCCCACCATATCAAAATTACCGGGATCAAGGTTGAACGCCTACAGGACATTAGCGATGAAGATTGCTTGAAAGAGGGGATTATTCATGTGTCAACTTTTCTTGGACAAAAAATATATCATACCCCACATGTAAACGGATCTTACTTGTCAACGAACGTAGCCCAAGAAGCTTTTGCCTACTTGATAGACAAAGTTTCCGGCAAAGGCGCATGGGAAAGTAATCCGTTTGTATTTGCTTACGAGTTTGTGTTGTTTGACTAAGGGAGGAATAGACATGCCAATAAGCGAAGTATACAATATGGATTGCATGGAATACATGAAAGGTATTCCAGATAAGTTTTTTGATTTAGCGGTAGTTGATCCGCCTTATGGGATTGATGCTGCATTTACTCCACGTTCTCGTATATCAAAATATGGTCAAACAATAACTGCAAATGATAATAAACCTAGCAAAGAGTATTTTGATGAATTGTTTAGAGTAAGTAATAATCAGATAATATTTGGCTATAACCATTTGTCTGATATGCTTCCTAAATGTAAGGAGTTTATATTCTGGTACAAACATCATCCTGTAGTATCTTATGCCGATGGAGAACTTGCATGGACATCATTTCAAAAGTCTGCAAAATGTTTTGATTTCCCATATTTTGGAAATATTAATGCAGAAAAAAACAGGATGCATCCAATGCAAAAACCGATAAAACTTTATTCTTGGATATTTAAAAATTACGCAAAATCAGGAGATAAGATTCTTGATACTCACTTAGGATCTGGTAGCAGTCGCATAGCTGCCTATAAAATGGGTTTTGATTTCTACGCTACTGAAATAGATAAAGACTATTTTGAAGCACAAGAAGAACGATTCCGTTATGAATGTCACGGAGAGATAAAAACGAGTAAAGGAATATTAATTCAGCCGAGTTTATTTGGCATATAGATTTAGTGTTATGAACCAAGAAGACAGCAACCTACTGGCGGAATGTATGAAGGAAGCCATGAAAGTGGAATTCCTGGAAACCAGTGAAGAGATAAAGTTATGGGCTTATTCCCTGTATAATGCGAAAATATGGGGGAGAAGTGTAAAATAATAAACAGGAAATTATTAACTTTGTGCTACATGTCAAGTGGCATGTAGCTAATCTGACGAAAAGACATGAAGTTATCAGTAAAACAGGAAAATTTTTGTAACTACTATATTGAGTGCGGAAACGCATCCGAGGCTTATCGTCGTGCTTATTCTTGCTCTAATATGAAAGATGAATCAATAAATCGTAAAGCTATTGAATTGCTGAATAACGGCAAGATTACGGCAAGGGTAAAAGGACTTCAAGAAGAGCTAAAGAAGAAATCAGACATTACAAAAGAAGAGGTCCTAAATATGCTTAAAAGCTTTATGTATGCTGACATACGTAATTTCCTTACCATAAAAAACGGCAATGTTATTTTCAAAGATAGCGAAGATTGGACTGACGAAATGGCAATGCAAGTCGAAAGCGTGAAACAGGGGAAAGAAGGGATTGAAATAAAGCTCAATGGGCGGACATGGACTATCCAAAGGATATGCAAAATGCTCGGTTTTGATTCCCCTCAAGATATGAATATAAACATTGTATCTCCTATGACTAAAGAGGAAGCCAAACGAATAATAGAAGACTTATGACAGGGGAAGGATATGATTACATACGGGCGTTTTGCTTATCAGGGACGTTAAACTATACGAGATACTTCTTTAAAGCAAGATTTGGTCGTAAATTTGTTGTAAACGACCATCATATAAAGATATGTCAAGCTCTTGATGATGTGATTGACGGAAAGATAAAGAAGCTTATTATAAACATAGCTCCAAGATATTCCAAGACAGAATTAGTAGTTAAGAACTTCATATCTTATGGTCTTGCAATCAATCCATCTGCAAAATTTCTTCATTTATCTTATTCGGATGATCTGGCTAATGATAATTCAGAAGAAGTAAGAGATATAGTTAAGTCGGAAGAGTATAAGCGTGTGTTTCCTTATGTAGACATAAAGAAAACAAGTGATGCCAAAAAAAAGTGGTACACAACAGAAGGCGGAGGAATGTACGCTACGGCTGCCGGAGGACAAGTCACAGGTTTTGGTGCTGGTGCTGTTGATGATGAAAACGATCTATCCAAAGCATTAGAAGAGTTTAAACCGTCATCCAAATTTGCAGGCGCATTGATTATTGATGATCCGGTTAAGCCTGAAGATGCAATATCAGACACTCCAAGAGAAAAGGTAAACCAAAGGTTTGAAACGACTATAAGGAACCGTGTAAACTCACGGAACACCCCTATTATAATCATTATGCAAAGGTTACATGAGCATGATCTTTGTGGATATTTGATGGAAACCGAACCGGGAGAATGGACAGTTTTGTCTCTTCCGGCAATAGTGTATGAGGACGGTAAGGAAAAAGCTTTATGGGAATTTAAACACACCCTCGAAGAGTTGCACAGGATGCAAAGAGTAAACAGTTATGTTTTTGAAACCCAATATATGCAGAATCCAACTCCTATGGAGGGGCTAATGTATGGTAAATTTAAGACTTATGAAACTATTCCAATAACCAATAGAGCAATAAGGAAAAACTATACAGACACGGCTGACACAGGAAGTGATTATTTATGCTCTATCGATTATATCGATACAGAGATAGGGAATTTCATTCTTGATGTCCTTTTTACACAAAAGGAAATGGAATTTACCGAGCCGGAAACAGCTAAGATGCTTACTAAAGACCAAATATCCAAGGCAAATATAGAAAGCAATAATGGAGGAAGGGGATTTGCCCGGAATGTAGAGAAACAAATGCGGATGATTGGCAATCCCAAGACTCAAGTAAGTTGGTTTCATCAGTCAAAAAACAAAGAGGTTCGGATCTTTACCAGGTCTTCCGAGGTGATGAATCTTACCTATTTCCCTGCTGATTGGGAAAGGAAGTGGCCGGAATTTGCGTCTCAACTGAAAACATGCAGGAAGAAGGGGAAAAACGCTCACGATGATGCCTGCGACGCTCTTACAGGAACTGTGGAGATGAGAGGTGAGATAGATGTTCTGTACTATAAGAAAGAAGAGATGGGGGTAAATAATCAGATATTTGTTGAAATACACCCCAATATAAATGGGTTGTTTATAATGGTTTCTTATTGCGTTTCTGGTGGTAAGATATTCATGATTGATTGCTTATTCTCTGATTCGTTAATCCCCGTTGACCGACTTATTAATAAAACAGGCGGAAATGTACAAATGGAGATTCCTGTAGAGATGAAACATTATTCAAATGATTATAGGAGGCTTATTAATCATGATTTGTGGGTAAGAGAAGAATCAACAGATAAGAAAACTATGATTGAATCGTATAAATCGATTATTAAAACTATCTACTTTCCGGAATCCGACGATTCATATTCTGCCTTAATCGCTAACATGTCTGATTATGATGGAATTAATAGTTTTGAAGCCATGTATGTATTATCTTGTGTCTGTGCTCGTTCAAAATCTTCGAATATAATATAATAGCATAAAATAATTATTTATTTTTATTTGGACTAAATAGAAATAATTTCTATATTTGCGGTGAGGATAACAATCCCTTCGTGTGAAGATGCACGGAACCTATAATTTTATACTATCGGATTTTTCGCTAGTGTTTTTGTCCGTAAAGACCTCTTCATTTCGTAGGGAATGGTTATCTCAAATCAGATAATCATTCTTTTTATGTCTAAATTAGGAAATTGGTTTCAAAAAAAGATTAATATATCTGCTCCTTTCATGAGGGATGCGGTAAAAGCTATCGAAAAGGATTCTAATGGAAATTTCTGGTATCTTACCAATTTCTTCTCCCCATCAGGTAAAATCAAAAATGATTATAATCTAACCTTGGATCGGGATAAAGCTGATTCTCTTCTTGTATGTACCCCGTTTTCTACTGTTATAAATAAAGTCGGTTCTCTCTTTGCAAATGGAAGAATATATGTCACAGACAAGGATGGGAACGAGAAAGAGGGATATAATGATATTAGAGAATTGCTATCACGTCCTAACCCACTTCAAACAAGAGCTGGATTTTTTAAAGAGATTGAGATGTCTCTTAAGCTTTTCGGATATTGTCCCATTTTCACTGTAAGAGCAACAAAAAAATCATTGCCGCTCGCAATGTATGTCATACCTGCACAGATATTTCACATGGTTTCTTCTGGTAAACTATTCCGCCAGTATGATATAAAGGATATTGTTTCTAGCGTATACTTGGAGTGGAATGGTTTGCAGGAAGAATTATCAGACGAAGATTACTTTGTAATTTACGATAGTTCTGCAAATGTTAATGGTTCCAATCAGGATATAGAATTCTCTTCGGTTACAGACTCCCTTTCTATGCCAGTTAATAACTGGATTGCAGCAATGACAGCCAGCTATCAGTTAATTGTAAATGGTGGACCCAAAGGTATTATTTATTCTGATTATACCGATAAGATGGGTAATCAGACTATGACACCAGAAGAAAAAGAAATATTGGAATCTAAACTAAAAGAAAAATATGGTATTCTCAATAAATTTCCTATCCTGACATCAAAAATAAAGCTTGGCTGGATTCCTTTGAATTATGATGCGTCCCAGCTTAAACTTCACGAAGAGGATGGACGGTGTAGTAGAAAGATATGTAATGCAATAGGTATTGACTATAGTTTATTTGATGAATCTAAATATGACAACAAAAGCATAGCGGAAAAGTCCGCTTACCAAGGTCTTATTATTCCTGATTCAGAGAAAGTGACGGAGGCTTTGACAGAGGCTATTTGCCCCAAAGGTGTTTTTATAAAGTTAGATTATACTCATATTGATTGCCTTCAACAAGATAAATCGGCCTCTTCTTCTGCATTTCAGAAAATGGCATCTTCTTTAATTCAATTAGTTGAAAAAGGTCAAATAACTCTTGATGAATCCAGGAATGAGCTGGCAAAGTTTATAGATATTGATCCTGATAATCCAAAAGGTGAATTAAAAACTAATAACTCTATTGAAAATGGACAAAACTAATAAATATAGCGGAAGAATGGGAATGCAATATAAGACATTCTCCATTTATGCTAAAGAAGTAAATTACGACAATGAAAGCCGTACTATCAGCGGCTACGCTGCAGTCTTTGGCAATAAAGATAAAGCCGGTGATGTCTTGATTAAAGGGTGTTTCTCAAAGAGTATTCAAGATAGAGGTCCGGAAAGTTCTGCTAATGACAAAATAATTATGTTATGGATGCATAACATGAATGAGCCTATAGGTCGAATTACAGTATTAAATGAAGATGAAAAAGGACTTTATTTCGAAGCAATAATAGATGAAGTTCCGAGAGGAGAACAGGCTATAAAACAGCTCGAATCCGGAACTTTGAACCAGTTCTCAATCGGATATCAGTACGTTTGGGAAAACTGTGAATACGATGTGGAAAAAGACGCTTTCATTGTAAAGGAGGTAAAGCTTTATGAAATATCAGTAGTCTCTATCGGCTGTAATGGAGAAACAGAATATTTGGGGTTAAAATCTATTGAGGATGCGGAAAAAGCTTATGAAGAATTAAATACCGAAATATCTGAAGTGTGTTCAGGGATGCCTGCATCCAAACAGCAAAAGATACAAAGAATTATATCAAAAGCAATGTCACTTGCGTCATTCAGGCCGGAGAATCGGAAAGAATCTACACCTGAAGAAGATGGAGCCGACATGCACGGCAATAAGGTAAAATCAATGTTCAAAAATTTAAAATTAAAGTAAGTATGGGAAAAGAAGTGAAAAAGGTTGAGTTTAAGGATTTCCTCGACACCAAAGGATTGTCCGAAGACGAATCTAAGGTTTTTGAAGTGTTTTCCAAGGGGTTGGATGGCTATATGGAGGCTCTTTTCGACCAGTTTATTAAAGATGAGATTGATTCTAAGTCTATGAAAGAATCAATTGAAAATGCAACGAAGTCTATTGAGGATCTGAAGAAAGAAGTCAACGGTTTTGCAGATAGTGAATCTATCAATGAACGCTTGAAATCATTTGAAGAAACAATCGTCCGGATCAAAGCCGCGACCGAGAAAACAAAAGGAGGAGATATCAGATTAAAGTCTCTTGGAGAACAAATTGCTGATGCCTGCAAAGGTTTTGTAACCGAGATTAACGGAGTCAAAACGATTGATGTTGAAGCTCTAAAGAAAAAAGGCGGAGTTAAATTTGATGTCGTAGTGAAAGCAGCTGCCGCTCCTGTAATGACTACAGGGGGAAGTCCTGTTGCTGGTGGAATTACAATTGACGATCAAATCAGTGTAGCTCCTCGTAAACGTGCTTCTATCCGTGACGTGGCTAATGTAGCAAGTATTTCTACTCCGTCCGTAGTATATGCTGAATTGAAAGATGTTACCGGTGATGCTGCATGGGTTCCCGAAGGAGGTTTAAAACCTTCAATGACAGCATCCGTGGAGACTGTTACCGTTTCTGCCGGGAAGGTAGCTTTGACAGCCAAGGTTACAACCGAAGTTTTACAAGATATTCCGCAATTGGAAAGAGAAATTGAAGCCGAGATTATCAATAAGATCGGCTTGAAAGAAGAGGACGGCATTTTCAACGGTACGGGAACCGGCGGCCAGATAAAAGGAGTTGGTGATTCTATTCCAGCATTCTCTCTAACGGGAATCGAAGTGTCCAAGTCCCCTAATATGTATGATGCGATCGTTGCTGCGTATACGCAAATTGTAAGCGTCAGCAATATGGCCTACTCTCCGAATGCCATTCGGATGAATCCGGTAGATTACGCAAATATGCAGCTCACAAAGAACGACAATGGTGATTATATCCGCCCATTCAAGATTGGGGACGAATTGATTACCGGACTCCGTGTAATTCAAGATCCAAATGTAACACTCGGTTCTTTCCAGATGGGAGACTTCCGTTATCTATTTATTCGGGATTATGTTGTTCTTTCTATGAGTATAGGCTGGGAGAATGACGACTTCACCAAGAACTTGGTTACTATCTTGGGCGAAAAGAGAATGCTCGCTTATATCAAGTCACAGTACAAGACGGCATTTGTAGCTGATACATTTGCCAATGTGATTACTGCTATAACCAAAAGTGCTTAACGCTAAAAAATAAAATATGAAAAGAAGTAATATTAATACAGCAAAAAGCGACAAGTCCTATAATCTGGACTTGTCGGAAGTATACAGGGTGACATTCCAAAAAGATTTCGGTGCATTTAAAGCGGGGGATGAAACCCATGTTTCTCTTCCGATTGCGATGAAATGGGTAAAGATGGGAATAGTTTCAGAAACTTCTGAAATTACTTCTGCGGCCGCCACTGCAGGATGCTCTGACCTTTTGAAAAAAGATAAGAAGAAAGGAGAATAAACGATGATTATTGACGGCTCATATTTTACAGGATTGCTAAGTCTCGGTATAATCTGGGATATAGACGATGATTCAATCACAAGAAAAGCAGAACGGGATAACCTCCAATCGTATATCGATTTATACGAGAGAAAGTTTCTCCAAATGGTCTTGGGAAAAAGTATGAGCCGTGAATTCATTGAATATCTTCTATCAGGCAAAAATGATATCGATAAATGGGAAAGGTTGAAAGATAAGCTTTCCAGTAAAGGATATAGCCCAATCGCTAATTATGTGTATTTTCACTATGTTAGACGGTGTGGGGTAGTACAAACTCCGGTAGGTACTGTATATGCCTCTGATGATAAAAAGGCGGATCCAAATCCTCTTTTGATTTCTGCTTGGAATAATATGGTGCAGATGAATGAAGATTTGTATGATTTCCTAGAATCAAATAAGGAATATGGCGGCTTTGTTTTTAACACAACCATGCTTGAATGCATAAATGGACTGGGAATATGAAATCAATAAATGACATATTCAGAGATATTGTAGATAATACAGCTAAAATATATGGTAGTAATGTCTCCTATATGTTTGGAGATTGGGAATATATTGCCGGTCAGTTAACAGAATGGAGCCAGTCGCAAGAGACGAGCAAACTGAAGTTTCCTATAATATGCCTGTATTCCCCGTATATTGAGGATCGTACATCTAAGGTCCCAAACGCCAGTCTTGAGTTTATTATCATGGTAGATACTCGGAAGGAGTATCTTAATGAGGAAAGGGAAAGGGTGTCGTTCGTCAATGTTCTCCGGCCTGTTTATGATGCTTTCATAAAAAGCATACTTGCATCGCCGGACATTGTTAATGAGTATAACGGTGTAATTCCTCATTTATATACGGAAAACTACCGATATGGAAGAAAAGGCGTGGAAGCTGACGGCAAACCATTTAGAGATTTCATAGATGCTATTGAGATAAAGAATTTAAATATTAAAATTAAAAATATTAAGTGCTATGGCGAAAGAATTTAGAGAATGCGCTGGTATGGCTCAATTTAATACCGGTACTTCAAAATGTTTGCTTGATCCTGGAAAGGTAAAGGCTATTATCCTGACAATGCACGGGTACAAACTTCCGGAAAATGCAACTGCAGAACTGCTGGAAGCCGCTTGTCACGATGACAGACCTAATCGAATCTTTCCGATCAAAACTATTATTGAATATGCTCCGTCTGGCGGCGAAGCAAACAAGGCCGCAGTCGGATATGGTCCTAATAAAATCACATCTTATTCAGCAAAAGACGATGTGTGGACAGTAGACGAATATGACGCCAGTTTGAAGGCAAACCTTATGAACGCGAAAGGGATTGCTTTTGATGCGTATTTCGTGGACGAAAACAATGTTGTATATGGAATGAACGACGGCACCGATGTTCTTGCCGGTATTCCACTTTCCGGTGTTTATCCGGGAGGTCAGGACTGGGATTCATCCGGCACGGAAGCCAATCTCACTGTAGGAACCATGTTTAAGGATTACGAGAAATACGTAAAGAATGCCGATTATAATGTATACAAGTTCGATGTTGTGGAAGCTTTGAAAGGTCTTGTTTATGTTGAATTAGTAAAAGTTGGAGATTCGGGAAACATCTACAAACTGATAGAGCATTTCGGTGGTCTTGATGTAACCTCTTTCTTTGGTGCGGCATTGGCTGAAGGTGCAACAACTTGTTTTAATGGTGAGGTGTCCGCTGTTAAATTTGAGAATGGAAATTTGGTTATCACGGCAACCGGTACTCCTTCCTTGAAGTCTCCGAAGGTTCTGCAAGAGAATGGTGTTGTCGGCATTGAACAATGGGTATCATGAAAGTCGAGGGAATCAATTTCGTAGACGAAGAAGTGCGGAAAATGAAGAAAAAAGAGTTTATTGCTAAACATAAAGTCCTTTTTTCTGACCGGACTGAAGCTGAAAAAGAAAATATCCTCTCTGATATCTACGATAGGATTGTAGGTGTCAGGTCTCCTTTAGAGGATACTATTTAAAGTGGTTTGTTTTCAGGAAGGGGGAGGGCATTTGCCTTCCCTTTTCTCTTATAATTTGCGTATGGCTACAATAAAAGAAGCATTGGATAATGTGACAGCTTTTGTTAATGGGTTTGAAGGAGAGATTCAAAATACCATGGATTCGAATAAATCTCTTGTTAGGGAATTTGTGACAGAGCAGTTGTATTCAGGTGTAAATGGGAATGATAAACCTATTCGCCCTACCTATTTGAATGACCCTTGGTTTGCTACTAATGAAGCTGGGAAGTGGAAGAACAATGCGAAGGGATACGCCAAGATGAAGAAGAGAATAACAAAACCTAATCCCTCTTTCCAAGGTTATCCGGCTAGGGATATTTATACACCCAACCTCATTATAACAGGGGAATTTTATGATTCTATACGTGTCTCTTCGTCCTCAAAGGGATTGAAGATAGAAACGAGAGGAAGCGACATAGGACCGGATATAGAAAGGAAGTATGGAAGCGCCATATTGGGAGTAGGAGGGAAGTCCCGTGAACACTTCCTTAAGTATGTACTTAACCCGGCTCTCAAAAATTACTTTTCAAAATTTGGTGTATTATGAGTTGTTGGTGTCAAGGTAATAAGAGGCTTGCTTCTATAGAGAAAATGCGGGAAATCGCAAAGAAGGCGGCTAAAATGGAGAAATCAGTGTATGTTCTATTCAGAAAAGAGGATGGAAGTATTTGGTATGCAAAAGAGGGAGAATATTACAAAGGTGTTTTCGTCGAATATATATATCCGTAATACGGAAAATAGAACAATATTTAGGGTGTGTGGTTAGAAAAATTACGGGGGTTATACAAAAAGTATAGGAAAAATAGAACAAAATATTTAATAATATGAACGATTTAGTATTTAAAGGTGAGAACAACCAAGCGCTAACAAGTAGCTTGTTGGTGGCTGAAAAGTTCGGGAAAGAGCATAAACATGTTTTAGATGCTATTAGGGAACTTATACAGGGGTGTGCCGAAAATTCGGCTGACCCCATGTTTGTTGAAACTATTTATGTTAACGAACAAAATAAGCAAGAATACCCAATGTTTATAATGAATCGTGACGGTTTTACTTTGCTGGCTATGGGATTTACAGGGAAAAAGGCTATGCGCTTTAAACTTGATTATATTGCAGCTTTCAATGCGATGGAAAAAGCTCTAAAGGAAAAGCTGAAGCCATTATCCCAACTTGAAATACTGGTCCAGTCCGCACAAGCTTTGCTTGAACAAAGCAAACGGATTGAAAACGTAGAAAAGAGACTGGATGCAATGGAACAGGAGAGAGAAGAAAACGGGAAATTATTGTTGGCGGTTGCTGTTTCATCGGAAAAGGTTCCGGAAATTTCTCTTCGTGATAAGATCCGCCAACTGGTGAACAAATATGCTTCGGCAACCAACACTAGACAACAGGACGTTTGGCACAAAGTTTATGAGCAATTATATTACCTCTATCACATTTCTATTAGTAACTACAAGAAGAAGTTCAAGGGAGAAACAAAACTTGAAATAGCGGAAAGAAATAATATCTTGGATAAGGTTTACGCCATTATCTCAAATATGGTCCGGGAGCGAAACGTTGCATGAGTACAGACATAAAGAAAGGGCAGCCCTAAAGCTACCCTTTCCCCACCTCCTTAACAGAGATGTAGCCCGATTTGGTCGTCTGATTATCTTATCAAATTCTTGTTAAGCGTTTTCAGGTCGAATTTCGGAGGTTTAGACTTTCCAGTACACTTTGTTACCTTCATGTCGCAATCCTTTAAAATAAGCTTTCTTATCTCTCTATTCTGCCGTCTCATTACTGACAGAACTTCTTCTATTTCATGTGCTAAATGCGTGTCCATAGTGATATATTTTTATTAGTGTGATTCGTGTGATTCGTTTAATTTTTCGATATAGTTGTGGCTGTCCGGCATTGAAACGGACTGCGATAAATGTGTGAATTAGGGAAGGGAGGGGTGTTATACTATCTTGGCTAGCTTTCCGTCAGATGGTTTTCCGCCAAACAAGTGGTTTAAATAAGCCAATCCCTTTTGGGTAACTAGCACTTTGGTTACTACAAACCCCGGATGGTTGTTGCGTTCGATAAACTTCTCCTTCATCTCGAAGTAGCCGGCATCAATAAACCTTTGTTTGGGCTCGTTTCGGTTGGCGAAGAATACGCCCGCTTTCCTTAGCTTGTCAAACAGGGTATTGCGCCCAAAGCCGAGCTTTAGGATCTTGGCGGACATTCCTATGTCTACCTTGTCATCGGTGGCGAAGGCTGTCTTTGCAAATGACGCTAAAGGCTCTTGCTTGGCTATAACTTCGTCCTTTCTTTTGCTTTCAGCTTCAATGCGTGCTTTTTCTTCACGTTCCGATTTTAGTTGTGTAGCAAGGCTGATAACGAGGTCGGGATTGTTAATCATCTGCTCTAAGGTAGGTTGTGTAGCGGTCATACCATATCGCATTAATTCATCAAGCTTTTCGGTACACCATAGTTTCAAATCAATGTCTAACCATTGGCAGAAATCAACTACTATTAATCTGTGCATCCAAGTGCCGGGGGATATTCCACCTCTTTCAGTTCTAATTAGTTGATTTTCAGCAATACCATATTTTCTTGTAATGGCGTTAATTAATTGATTTGTAGCAGGTAAGGATAAATAATCATTAGGACGCTTCCCGTAGATTTTAGCAAGCTGTGTGGCGTTAACCATAACATCGTCTTTGATGTCAAAAAGGACATCGTTTCCATTATAGGAGAAAGTCTTGCTCGTTTCGTGAGCTGACGTACTTAATACAGCAACGTTATTGCTGTTTGAGTAATTTTCATTAAAGTGTCGCATAACAATGAAAATTAAAAGTTAATAAATAGAGAAAGCAGAGAATCTCTCCAAGTTGCGACACTTCCATATTGGCTTTGGGGCGAATATGTACGGAGAAACCTCTGCTTATATTTTATGCAGTTGCTTACTATTGGGCATAAAAAATCCCAAAACCAAATATGTATATAAAAGTGTCGCATTGCAAAGATACATACATTATTCATATTTCCAAATGTAAAGACTAAACTTTTCATGATTTTTTTTGATTTTATTGTGTTACTCTTGCTTAGCAAATGAAAAACCTATCGTTATCATCACCGAACATCTTATATCCGGCAAGCAGGCTTAAAATAATGATTGTCATTTCTATCATATTCGTATGTTTTAATGGTTAATCTCCTACGTAATGAGCACCGTATCTTCCTGTACTAGCCGTGTAGTAAGCCGATGCCGGTATGCTCTTATTATTGTACCCCTTATCCATTGTAGCCTTAGCAGCGTTGCTCATGGCTTCATGTCTTTCCGCCAAGAACTGATCCGTTCTAGCCTTCACCGCTTCCAGTGAGCAGTATTCTTGCAGTTTCGCAAGGCTCCAAGCTGATTTCAGACATTCGGAGAACGTTCTTTCGTTGCCAGCACGTTTGTAAGAGCGCCAAGCGGATTTCATTATTTGGGATAAGTTGTAGCGTTTCATTGTCGGATAGTGTTATGCAGGGCTTTCGCCCTGCTGGTTTATATTAGCATTTCTTGTAATTGTATTCATTCATGAACTTTTCAGCACCTTTCAATGTCTTGTAAGTCTTACTTGCTGATGCTATAACTGCGATGTAAGTTGTCTTACCTGCATATTCATTTACTATAATTGCGCCTGTTAGTTCACTGTTCTCTTTCTTGTAGTCGATAATTGCTTTCATAATCTTTATTTTTTAGTTGTTATTACTTTATTTCCTTTTTGATGTTACAAAGGTAATGCTTTATGCATTACAAAACAAGAACAAAGTAATGTTTTATCTTTATCTTAACATTAATTAGTAATATAGATAGCATTACTAATTCAATAATAAGTAATTTTGCAACATTAAAATTTATAGATATGGATAATATTGAAGCATTACTAAAAGAAAAAGGGTTAACCAAAACGGCTTTATCTGATTTATTGGGTATCAAGAAACAAAATCTTAATGGATTGATGAAAAACCCTACATTGGAAACGATTAAAAAATTTGCATCTGTTTTGGGTGTTGAAACGTGGCAACTTTTTGTATCACCGGAAGAAGTACGACCAAAGAAAGACGGTCTTTCTTTCACTTGTCCTCACTGTGGGAAAAGCATAAATATTAAAGTAGAATAATCTATTCTTTTATTTAGAATACCCCCTATACCATATTCATTTATGTGTTGTAGGGGTTTTTTCATGTCTCAAAATCAGAAATATATTGTAAAACTTGTATTTTATTTTTGATTTTTGTACGTTTGCGTATTGTATAACATAAAACACACACAGTTATGAAAAAATTGGCTTTCCTGTTATTATTGTTTGGTTCATTATCTTTAAATGCTCAAACATTTAAATTTAGCTTTCTAGGAGATGACTTTTTACTTTATAAAGGAAGTCTTTTAAAAGTTAAAAACGATGCTCTATCAACTGGATTTACTCACACATTTTATAATAGTTTGGAGCGTTGTCAAGCAATGTTTGATAACAATGTAATATATCCTGATTCTAAATATACATTTAAAACAGTGAAGGATTCATTGATTAATCGTATATTTAAGGTAGACAATATAATAGACAAGCAAGGAAATGAATTAAACGCAGAAAGTAAATTGCTTGGTGGAAATAAACCTATCTTTGTATTAAAGGACACTGCTAATAATCAGATTATTTATTTTAAGTATGATAAAGATTATGATTTCAATTTTCCATTTGAAAGTAGTGGGATTGTTTACTCTAAAGATTTGCTATGCTCTGGGTTAGAGAGAAAAGTTGATGATTTTACAGATAAAATAACGATAAGTTCTCCTTTATTGTCAGGAAACCGGATATCCCCTATGATAATTTATAAAACAATATCAAAAGGCGTTTCTGTATACTATCTTAGTTTAAATACGAGTGGAAGCACTGTGAATGTAAATAAGACAGGAGTAAATGTTCTTTTTGATGATGGTACAAAATGGAATAGACAATCAAAGGTTGATGTAGAAGCAACTAGTGATGGATTTGAATACAGTTCTTTTATAAAGCTAACGCAAAATGATTTAATTGTTTTCTCTAAAAAACGGATTAAAAAATTTAGATTGTATATCTATGATGAAGATGTTAATTACGGAGAAGCGGAAAAATTTAAATCCTATGTAGATTGTATAAGAACGGCAAAATAATTTATTAAAAGTAATTATGAAAAACATCTTATTTATACTACTGTCTTTGATTATCATCTCTTGTTCTAAAGAAGAAGAGGAAAAATGCTGCTGGACCTTTAAAATTAGAGTAGCTACATATACATATAAAGGTCAAACTGAAAAGATGAATGCAACTTTCTTAGACAAGAAAATATGTGATTTAACTGAATCTGAAGCTAATGAAAAGAAAGAAGAAATATATAATGTTTCTCACGGATCTCAAGGTGGATATAGAGTTAAAATAGTAACCGAGGTTATAGCTATGGGGAAATCTAGATAATCTCCTTCTTACTCTTAACTCCTTCCCGCCCTTCGCAAGAGGGGCGGTTTTTTGTTTCTATTTACTTTTCTTTTCCTTCTTTCTTACCTCATTTCCAGCTAAAAATGTTAAATAATTAATGTAGTAACAAAAATGTTACTGTTTTATTTGGTAGGTAGTAACAAATGTGTTACTTTTGCATTGTCAAACAAGAGTTCATTGAATTATTTACATTAATCGCTTATGAAGTTTTCAGAACTGTATCAGCTACTGGAAAACAATGGGTGGAAGCGGGAAGAAGGAAAGAAACATAGTAAATATGTTCATCCAGATTGCCCGACTTTTATTCCAGTAGGTAGACACCCTAGTAAAGAAGTTCCTAAAGGAACTTTAAATCAGATTTTGAAAGTTGCGGGGTTGAAATAATACCCCCTTCTTTTTTTGATACAAATAAGCGATACAGACGGGAATAAGAATAAGAAATGCACATATTAATTAATTCTAATTCAGGCAGATTTATCTTGTTTGAAAGGCTTGTCTTGTCTGTATGTGTGCATTTCTTGTTTTTTGTACAAATACTAATTCTAAAATATACTATTATGGCTAAAAAGGTTATTAAAGCTGTTATTGAACAAGCTTCTGACGGAGGATACGGTATATACTGTCCTGAATTGGAAGGTGTATCACTGTTTGGATATGGCTTGACCGAATCGGAAGCCAAAGAAGATCTGCGAGACAACTTGGAAATGTTTGTTGATGAGTGTGAAGATGAAAATGTTATTAAATCCTTGAACAAAGGAGATATTAAATTTGATTATCAATATGACATTTCAGGTTTCTTTAAAACTTATAATATCTTTAATGTCAGTGAACTTGCTAAGAAAATAGGTATTAATCCTTCTTTGATGAGAAGATATAAGCAAGGAATAACAATGGCATCTAAAGACCAAAAGAAGAAAATAGAAAAAGAAATACATATCTTAGCAAAAGAATTGAGTACAGTTCAATTTTGATTAAGCATTATCAAAACCTTTTGTTTGACGACATTCTGTACTGAATACCTCGAAAGAGGTGCTTTGGAAAGCCCGATTATATTCGGGCTTTTTTGTTTTAATATAGCTGTTATTAGTGTTCTTCTTCTATCTGATAGCCAGCTAGAAGTTAGTGCTATTGGTGAGAGAAAAGACGGTGCTGAAACTGTTAATAATTAACATTGTGAGGTTAGTGATGGTTAAATAACCATTGAAAATGCTCAATTTAGTGATCGTTTGTTGGGTGTTTGATGTTGTTGTTGTATATTTGTGCAGTCAGGAAATACGAATAATCACCTAAAGCGCATAAAATTCAATGAATATAGGATATAATTCTATATTTGACAAGTAAAACCAAAAACAAAAAAGTTTAGTATGGCACGCCCTATTCAAAACACTCCTACAATTAAAGGAGAAGATGCCAAAAGATTCAGAAAAGGTCTTTTGGAATCTCTGACAAAGAAACTTACGCCTGAAGAAAAGGATGCTAAGAAAAAAGAGATTAAAGAGATGGAAGAAAATTACAATTTATTGGTATCAATTTCAGGTGGAACATTCTATTGATTTTTGGGATTTACTGAAAAATGGAAAAGTTACAGTAACCCAATTAAGCAAAGACTATAATTTTAAATCGTTCGATTGCGGGAATACCGATTTGAACGATTTTTTATTTAACGATTCAAAGATATATCTAAAACATCTCCGTTATACTACGACTTTATTAGAAACGGATAGTAAGATTATTGCTTATTACAGTTTAGCAAATGACTTGTTAAGTGTTTCTGATCGTCAGGATTTTGCAGATGAAATGCAAGATTGTAAAAATAAGATAGATTTTGATTTTTGGGAAAGATTTTTAAATCAGAAGATGTACCCTGCCGCCAAAATCGGAAGACTTGCTGTAGATAAAGATTTTCAAGATCAGGGCATTGGCACATTTCTTATAAAATCACTAGTTCAAAGTTTTATAAGGAAGAACAAGACTGGTTGCCAATTTATCACGGTTGACGCTATTAATGACAATAGTCAAAGAGCTATTAGATTTTACGAAAATAATGGGTTCAAATATCTAACGGTGGGAGATGTGAATAAAGAATCTAGGCAAATGTACAAATCATTATTAGAATACATAGAAGCGGAGTAACCTCCGCTTTTCTTTTGCCGTTTTATCTTATCTTTATTGATTCTAAATAGCTTGTAAAATTCGCCAATTCTTTTTATATTTGTGCGGAAACTGTGTCAAGTGGCATGGTACTTAATTCGCACGTTATATGGCTAATGAATTAAAAATTACCGATGTAGTCGATCAGAAGGCAATCACCCAGTTACAGAATCTTAAAAAAGAGATTGACGAATCCTACAATTCCTACAAAAATTTCATTGAATTATTAGCTAAAGGTATGCAGGATAAACCTGCGTCATTTCAGGATTTATCCAATAAGTCAGCTAATTATAACAAAGTCTTGAATGAGCTTATTACTACCCAAAATAAGCTGGCTGATTTACAGAAAGAACATGAAACTCTTCTTAAAAGAATAACCCAACAAACCAAAGAGAATGTCGCTCAAATATTGGCTGAAGCAAGGGCTAACGACCTTAATGCTGCAGCTGAATTAAAGGTTCAAAAAGCTAAAACCGAGGAATTAAAACAGCAAAAGCTAATAAATCAGGAAAGTCGAAATCAAAAAGTAACCGAAGAGCAAATTGCGAAAGCTCTTAGCGAAAAAGCAAAGAGCGCCAGGCAAGCTGCAGAGCAAAATAGAATATTAAGAAAGGCTGTTAAAGATGTTGATTTGACAGAGCAGGACGCTATTCGGACAATTGAAAAATATAATAAGAAGATAGAGGAAAACGAAGAAATTCAAGATAGGGTTTCGGATAAGATGACTCTTAGAAAAAGAGGTATTGGTGATTATTATAATAGTATAATCAATGCTTTAAATTTGAATAAGGGATTTGGCAGCTCTTTAACTGATTTAGCATCTGATAGTGACGGGATTGCCGGGTTTATGGATAATATTAAGAAAAATTCATTAGCTCTAGGATCTACAATAAAAACTTTATTTACCAATCCTGCTTTTCTTTCGATTGCGGGAGCCGCTGGAGTTGGAACATTGTTTAAATTCTGGTATGATTATAATAGTGGAATAGTAGAAGCTACAAGATTAACAGCTCAATTTACAGGAAAATCAGGAGATGATCTCAAAGTGTATCGTAGCGAGGTTCAGACATTGGCTGATTATTATGGAAAGGATTTTAAGGAGACCTTAATGGCTATAAATTCTGTATCAGAACAATTTGGTATAACTTCCGAGGCAGCCTTACACATAGTGAAGGACGGTTTTATAGCCGGAGCAGATGCCAATGGTCAGTTTTTGGATAATCTAAAAGAATATCCGGCATATTTCAAAGAAGCTGGAATATCAGCCGAACAGTTTGTTGCGATCATTGCAGAAACTAATAAACAAGGTATATTCTCCGACAAAGGTATAGATACAATAAAAGAAGGAAATATACGCCTCCGAGAAATGACAAAAGCTACAGCAAGTGCTTTGGATGGGATCGGAATAAGTTCTAAGAAGGTTCAAGAAGAATTAAGCAAAGGTTCTCTTACCACCTTTGATGTCATGCAAATGGTTTCTGAAAAATTGAACGAACTACCAGAAAGCAGTGCTGTTGTAGGTACTGCTATTGCAGATATATTCGGTGGTCCCGGAGAAGATGCCGGATTGAAGTATATTAAAACTTTGAAGGATATTTCTTCTAACTTGGATGAAGTTAAGGATAAGGTTGGTGATTTGGGGAAATATGAAGAGGATTTATTAGACAGTCAAACCAGGCTTTCTAAAGAAATTGCATTATTATTTGATAAAACAGGAGGAGCATTTGAAGGAATGACCTCTAAGGTGAAAATATTTATAAATGATGTTTTAGCCGATTTAATTAGCGATGTTAGAAGTTTATTTGATACGATAGAAGATATCTCAAATAGAGACGAAGCTTCCGCAAAACAACTCGGAGAAGCAGTTGGGGCTGATATGTTAGAAAGTAGATATGCTAACATAGAAAAAGCTCAAGAGAAATATGTAAAGCAGGGCATGGATAAAAATAAAGCTTTGGAAAAAGCAAAGCAGGATCAATTGAAAATTCTTAATTTATCATTGTCTCAAGAGGAAGAGTATTACCAAAAGACCGTATATGCGAATAAGAAATACAATAAAGAAATGGAGGATGCTTCATTTCTCCGACAAGGTTTAGGACTAGATCGTACCAATAGCCAAATTAATGAAGATATAAAAAAAACATGGGAAGAGCGTATGCGCCAATTGGCGGTTATTGAATCTTTAAAAAAACAGATAAATGATATAACAAATTATGTTCCAGCACCCAAAGAAGGTGGAGGAAAGCTATTAACCAAAGAAGAACTAGAAAAACAACAGAGAGAAGCCGAGAAGGCAAGAAAAGAACTGTTACGCATTCAGCAAGAATACCAACAATCAGAATTAGACTTGATGGATGAAGGACTAGGAAGAGAGTTGGCTGCAATTCGTCTTAATTACCGAAAACGGATTGATGCAGTTAAAGGGTATAGTCAAGAAGAAATTAAAACTAGAGAAAACCTGACTATTGCCATGGAAGATGAATTATCTGAAAAGGTCTATACGTATAATCAAAATAAAGAGAAAGTCAATTTACAGAATCGTTTGGAGGCTCTTTCCACTAATTCGAAAGAAGAGTTAGATCAGAGATTGAGTATTCAGCTACAAATGAATGAGATATTAAGAGAAGCAGAGGTAAAAGCCGCAAAAAAATCCGGAGAAGATGTGCAAGCTGTCAACAAGAAATATGATAAAAAAGCCTCTGATATTGCGGTAAAAAATGCCTTTGAAAGAATCGGTCTAATTGAAAAGAATACCAAGAAAGAAACAAATATAGTCCAAAATTCAGCAGAAGATCAACTTCGTGCTATCGAATTGCAACATCGAAAGGGTGAAATCAATGAAAAGAAATACCGCCAAAAGACATACGAAATAACCAGAGATTCTATTCTGGCACAATTACAATTGCTTGAAGCCCAATTGAAGGCAGAGTTAGCCGCTCTTGATCCAGCTGATACCAAAGCTGATACCATAAGAGAGAAAATTGAAAAAGTAAAGAAAGAAATTCAAGCATTAAATGGGGAATTGGTAAGCTTGGATTTAGGAAAGGAAGAAAAAGACAGGCAGGACTGGGCGGATAAATTTATCGACGTCATGTCTAACATGAGAGATAAAACAGAGGAATATTTGGGAGAAACTGCCAGTCTATTTAGTTCGTTCTATAATGCCATTGGTATATTGACAGAGCAATTTGCAAAAACAGGTGATTTTTCTCTTTCCAAATGGTGGGAGAATTTAGATCCTACGGAAAGAGCATCAGTGATATTACAAGCGTATGCTGAACTCTTTAATGGAATAACCTCTATGGTGACTTCTGCCTTTGATGCTCGCATTGAGCAAATAGAAGAGGAGAAGGAAAAGAACGAGGAAGCCGGAGAAGAAGAGAAAGAACGCATCGAAAGCCTTGTTGAAAGTGGAGTAATAACCAAGGAGGAAGGAGAAGCAAGAAAGAGAGCGGCAGAAGATAGGACTGCGCAAAAAAACAAGGAACTGGAAAAGCAAAAAGCCGAATTGGAGCAAAGGCAGGCCAAGTGGCAAAAGGCGAACTCTATCGTTCAAACCACTATTGCCACCTCTCTGGCAATAATGCAAGCCTTTGCGCAGGCCGGACCTATTGCCGGTGCTGTTCTTGCAGCTGTTATAGCTGCCATGGGAGCCGCCCAAATTGCAATTATTGCCGCTCAACCTGTACCCAAATACGCAAAGGGAACCAAAGACCATCCCGGAGGATTGGCTATTGTCGGTGATGGAGGCAGACAGGAAGTGATTGAAACGGATAACGGAGCTTATATCACTCCATCTGTCCCCACATTGGTAGATATTCCAAAGAGGGCAAGGGTTATCCCTAATTTGGTGGATTATCGCAAGATGTCTTTGCACTCTGACGCTTTGATGCTGGATAGGCAAAGGAGAAGTAATGACGGTGATCCGGTGATTGTTAACGTTAATAACGATTATACGAGACTAGAACGGAAATTTGATGATTTGTACGGAGAAAGTCGAAAGACCAACCGAACATTGAGAAAAATATCAAGAGCGTCTGATATGCATTCGATTTTAAGAAAATTGTAATAACCAAGAATAAGTGATATGGAAAAGATTACGTTAAAGGTGGAATTAGAAAGAGATGATATATCTTGTATATTTAGTCTTTCGGGAAATAAACTGTCTGAAGCATTGTGGGATAAAATGAAAGGCAAAGATTGCGTTGTACATGATGAAGATCTGGGAGAAAAATCTGTAGTCTTAAAAATGCTGTTTAGTTCTATTGCTATAGAAAAATTATTAAAAAAAGAATGTTCAAATATAAAAACAAACAGTTCAAATCTGGCTTCTAGTAAAGGTGGTTTTGCTGAAAGAATAAAGGCTATGGAGCAAGAAAGAGAAGATATGAGAAAAGGGCTATGCCCACCCGATCTAACTAATGATGAACCAATTGTTTATTAATATAACATAATCAACGTGTGAAGGAGAACGTAAAAACTATGCTATACACCGACCTAGACAAAATCCCCCTAGATACATTCATAGATGTATTTACCGGAGATAAAAGCAAGCTTATTATCGAAGGGGAACACTCTGAAGAAGAACTTTCTGAACAATCGGAAAAGCTCATCACCGAATACATGGAAATAATCGGAGGAGCTTCTTTTCTATCAGAAATGTCCCAAAGAAACAATATCATCAACCTTCACATAAAAATTGAGTGCATGAAGGGAGTTGAGATCATGATTAAAAACAAGGATTGGGCGGACGCAGCACATATTCTTTCAGAGTTTGGATTCTCTTATTTCCCTTCCGAACACGATAAAATACGCAAGAAGGCGGCTTCCATCCTTTCTATGAGTAAATATATGCTTGAGCGGATAAATGCCAAGGAAAAGCCGGAAAGTGCCTCAAAAATGGATAAAAACTACTTTGTCCGTGAACGTGTAGCCGTTATGTCTCATTACGGGATGCAGATCCGGAAGAATGAGATCAGCGCAAAGGAATACGCCTTTATGGTAAAGCGTATGTGTGAAGATGTAAAGTCTATGAGTAAATCAATAAAACGTAAATAAATATGTTTAAATGTGAGCTTCTAATTGGAGGAAATAGATATGACGCCACTAACGATCTTAAAAACTGGGACGATTTTGATTTAGCACATAAAAGGTCAAGCTACGACGGGGTAGCACGTACTTTTTCTTCCCAGTTCGAGTTTGTAAAGAAAGCGTACAACCTTTTAAAAAGCGAATTTTATTCTAAATATCTTTCTGCTACGGCTACCGTCATTTTTTCATTAAGAAATAATAGTTGGGAATATGACGAAGTTTTCCGTTGTGCTTTGGATTTTTCTACTTATTCGGAAGATGGTTATGTAGTCTCTATTAATGCTATTGATAATACTCTAGCCGCTATTATCAAGGCAAAGAAAAGTATTCAGTATGAATATCCGGTAGCTGACCTTGAGACTAGCAATTTAAAGTATGATGGTCTTAAATTTCAGTATGAAGGCAAATATACATTAGGAGGACAATCTTACGAATCGGATGGTGTGGCATATATAAATATTCAAAAAGTTTTAGCTTCCACAAGCAATCCTTATCATTACTCAATACCTTTATACAAACTAGAAAATAGTGAACTCCCAAAATTGGATTCTCCATTACGTTTTGACGACGTATCTTTCACAGAACTATCGAATTTAAATGAATGTTCTCCATTTATAGAAGCCCTATCTGACATTTACGTTGATATTAATTTTAGGACTGATTACTACGTAACAACATACGCTGGAGGAATTGAAAAAATATTTCTATTGATATTTAAAAAAGATTCTGCAGGAGGCGTTACAGAGATTAAATCTTATGAGAGTGATGGATTTTATAAATATATAAATGACGTCATATCCAATGTTTATTTAGCAAAGGGAGAATCTCTAATTTTTGCAATACGTATATATTTCAGTAGGGATGTTGGTAATAATATCGATATCGCTTTCCCTAATTTTTCATTCAGTATAAATTTTAAATCTAGGATAAACTCTATTGATGTTAACGTAATTTCTCCCAACACCATCCTTTCCAAGCTATTGGACAGCATGACAGAAAACACGATAGAACACCAAGGAGCTATTGATTATGCACTTCCTTCGGTTACTAATCTACCTCGCCTAAACTTGTTATTAGAGAGGACGTATATTATGGCTGCCGAAAGTGCCCGTGGACTTCCTAAAGCTAAAGTATACACCTCTTATAAGAAGTTTTGTGAATGGATGGAGGCAGAATTTGGATACGTCCCTGTTATAAATGAAAACACTGTAACCTTTATGCACCGTGACAAACTGTTCACTTCAACGGTAGTTAAAAATTTGGAGACGGAAATAAACGACTATGAGTTCTCCGTGAATGATTCTTTAATCTATTCCTCTGTGAAAGTTGGGTATGACAAACAGGATTATGACAGTATCAACGGGCGTGATGAATTCCGCTTTACCAATGAATTTAGCACAGGTTTAAAACTGACCGACAATACACTTTATCTGATAAGTCCGTACCGTGCCGATGCTTACGGGATAGAGTTTCTAGTACAGAAGAGGGGAGAAGATACAACGGATAACGACAGTGATAATGATGTTTTTTTTGTAGAGTGTATAAATAATCCCTCTACTGGAATATTGAATTTGAACAGACCATATTCTGAAGGTCAGCTTTCCGGTCTGCTAAGTCCGAACACTATGTTTAATCTCAATTACTCCCCACGTTTTATGTTGGAAGCCAATAAGAAATATATTGGTGCATGTACTAACCTTCTTAAATTCGCATCTTCAGACGGTAATAGTGATGTTTCTATAGATGGAGTAAAGGAAATGGATGATTTCTCAATCCCTGAAAGATTATTTACAGTATCAGAGGTGGAAGTAGAAACTAGCGATATAAACTCTCCGGATAATTTACTGGGGTTGGTGTCATTTAATAACAAAGGAGAGATTGTTACAGGATATATTAAGCAATTAAAGTTGAATATAGCAAAGGAGAAGGCGGCTACATACACATTAATCGTGAAAGATATAAATATTTCAGGTGCACAAGAAGATAAAAGTATTACAGTCATTCCCAAAAAGCTTGCGTTCGAAGAATACGAGTCTAAAAAAGCGAATGTTATAACAGATCCACATGAGATATCTTGGGCAACCACGATAAAGGATAACTGATATAATTTAAACAATATAGGTAGGTGTTTTAAGTCACCTACCTTTTTTAATTATGATTCTTTCAATTATTTATTAACAACGATGCTTTTTTCATAACATCTCCAAGTTCAGATAAAGCAAATGACAAAGTTTTAAGTTCCTCAGGGGTAAAATCAGCAGGTTTTCCATTAATCAGATTCCCGTTTATCCGCTGATATAGCCATTGGCGAGACTTGCCAAAATAATGTTCTGCTATATAGGACATTGAAGCAAAATCCAAAACTTTATCTAGTTTTTCTTTTCTTTCTGCAATTTTAGCCAGTTTTTTTGCTTCATCTATAGCCTGCTCTGCACCTCTTTTAAACTCATTCAAGAACTCCTTTTTGTCAGAAGGCGATAAAGAGTTTACATACGCATTAAAACGCTTTTTGTGCTCTAATTTTGCTTGTTCGGTCCTAGCTTTTGCAAAATCATCTTTCCACTTTTTAAGTTCTTCCTTTGCATTCATACGCATTATTTTTTTATAAATTAAAGAGAAAATGGCAGCCCCCTATGGGGGACTACCTTTTTCTTTCAGCTTGTTTTTGGCATCAATTAAATCGTCTAGCGCATCATTGATTCCTTCTTCAAGCTCCTCATCTGAAATCCATTCAGTTTCCCTTAGTGTATCCCAGTTGAGGGAAAAGAAGCTAAGGTCTTGCTCCGCAGCTTCAATTCGAGCCTTTAGCTCTTCTTCATCAGTCATATAAAGATCGCGATTCTTATGACACTGTAAATATAATAACCATTTGGTAATTACACAAGATTTAAAGAAGATATTTTGTTGTTTTTAATATAATTAGTATATTTGCGATATAGTGTCATGTGGCACTTCAACCCAATCAAGAACGAAAAGACTGTATGATTAAAATAGGTGACATCTGTCCATTGTTCTTTAATCCTATAAAGAACGAATTCCAACAGGATATTGATTATATCCAAAAATTCTACACTACTGACAAAATTCTAATCCAGGTATTATCAAATAATAGAGAAGATATCGTATCTTTATCTATAAAAGATTTAATATCAGAATCAAATATCCCTGTTAATCTTACAACGTATCAAGTAAATCATTCTACAACCCTTTATTATGCCCAAATAAGTAATTTGAGCGATTCGATTTATAAGTTGTCCATACAGGAAAGTAATTCAGGAGACATATATGAAAGTGAACCTTTTATGGTATGTTCTGATCCTTCTATTTTGGAGGAAACGTGCCTGATTGTGTATTCGAATGAAGATAATAAATCCCCTTTTGATAACATATTCTGGATTAAAAATCGACAAATGGTATTTGAATTTAGGATAGAAGGAGGATTTAAACCAGAAGGAATAGATTTCAAAGTAGACAACGAACAATTCCGCAACCAGCTTCAAAGTATTGTTGAGTTGTATTCGGTCCCTTATGTTACTTATGCTCTTACATGTGGAAATGCTGCCGGTATTCCATATTGGATGATAGGATTTATCAACAAAATATTTTCTTTAACTCACATTCTTGTAAACGGCAAAAGATATGTCCGTTCCGGGAATTCGGTTCCAGAAAAAAGTCAAATATCCGAAGATGGACAAATGTTCAACATGACAATTAACTTAGAAGGAAATGATGATAAATATCTATTGGTATCTCCTAGTGAAATTGTTATCCGTAACTTACAATATTCAGACATTGTAAACGTTCATTCAAATATCGAGTGGGTTGCTGAAATAATTGACGAGTATTGATTTAAAAACTAAAAGACAGATAAATAATATGGCTAATTTTACGATAGATAAGACATCGGGTCATGGTGACGGCTCTTTTACAGTAAAGCCAAATCCTGAATTGACCGGAAGGGGACCTTATAAAGCTACCGTGATAGTTAAGAGTTTACATGATTACGATCTTCAACGAACAGTATCATGTGTGAAGACATTTCCTTTAACCATAAGGGAAGTGGCCGTTTCAGGTTGCCCTTCACCAAACGGGGAATATAATTCTATCCCTATGTCCGAAAGTATTTCTATCCCAGCTACTGATTATTATGTAAAATTTTCTGCATCAACAAATGCAAAAAAAATAAATATTCCCGCTGTGGCGTTTTCCTACATAGCGGTAGGTGTTAACTCTATGTGGTTACAGCCGGATGGAACTTTGGGTAATTCACAAGTGGATTGCAGAACTGCAATTTCTAATGCTGTTACAATTCCGGGGGATCCTGGTTCTTTATCCAGCTATAACCTCAAAATCATAGTTGGATTTTCAGAGAACAAGAGTGAATTTTCTAGATCTACGTCTTTCAGCATTTTCCTTGTAGGAAGCGATGATTATGATACGCAATTATTGTTCTCTGGTAAAGTTGTACAAAGTGCAGGATTCAAGACTTATGGAAATATTACTATAACTGAATTCTCCTATCCTTACATACCGGCAACAGGCGGAACTGTAAACCCGGTACTTTCTTATTACCAGACATGGGGATGGAACGGGCAGACAACAGGCGGTGGATCAATAACTTCAGGTGCGGATATTTCCTATACAGGTGTTGGAGTAGACACCTCTTCTGGAGCCGTAACTAGAGAATCTAATGAAAGTACTTCCGAGAGAAACATAGAAGTAACAATTACTATTGAAATGAACGGGAAATCGGCAACTAAAGATGCTGTTTGCAAGCAAGAGGGGGCAACCATTAGCGTTGTACCTTATGTACGCCCGATGCAAAACTATGTACTTTTTGATGATACCGTTGCAAGAGCCTTATTTATTGAACTGGATACCAACGTAAATATAACAGATATAGAAACCCTTTCTCTTAATTCACAGTGGTGTGTTCCTGCTTTAAGTAATTCCGGAGGGAAAATAAGGCTTAGGGTAGGAGTGAGAACAAATGACACGACGAAACCAAGATCATGTGTGGTTATAGTAAAATTAAGAGAGAACGCTATGGAGGAATATCCTGTAACGGTAGTACAATGGGGAAATCAAAGCGATGAAATAATGTATTTCACGGATCCCATTCATATTGGTACTCAAAGTTACAATATGGTCGGTTCGGCCATTCCAAGGTCGTTTACGCAGCTTAAGACGTATGTTGTTGCGGATGGGTATTGGGAAATAACATCAAAAGAGTCATTTACCAGCATGAAGGCAATTAGTGGCGGAGAGTCAGGTGTTAAGACAATGACCGAATTACTGTTCAATGTCTTCGCTAATGATGCTAGCAATTCAGACAGAAACGGTTCTATAGAATTTACCAATACGGATTTTACCTACCGTAGACAGTATAATTTTATCCAAAGTGGGTTAGGTCCTTATTTGGGACTCGATGGACTTGATGTTAGAAACCTTACTAGTCACGAACTTGAATTATTCATAATAAATCTTAGAACTGACGTTTCCAAAGAAATGATAGAGCAGATGTTCTCTTATGAGATATTGGACGGAGGATCGGAATGGATTAGTTTCAATAAATCATCCGTAGTTATTCCTAGGATTAGCTATTATTTTAAAGTAAAAGAAAATTTAACGGGAAAGGCGAGGACTGCCCGGATACAGTTTAAGTATTCAGACTTGCTCCCCATTATAATAACTGTAAACCAATCTCCGAGTAATAATTCATGATTTTAATCATATAACTTTTATTTTTATGGCAACTTATTTTTCAGTAAACAAATCAAAAGGTAACGGTAACGATACAATATCCATTACTCCATTGGAATCATTCAAAGGTAGGGGGCCTGTTACTAATACGGTAGTAGTTACAAGTGATGACGATCCCAATGTAAAAGGGTCTGTTGTATGTGTAAAGACTAGTGCGTTAAGCAAAATCGGAGTTAACGTTTTGCAATCAACATCCGCGACTGGTAGTTTTTCGCAAGCAACTATTAATGGAGGGAATATCGACATTCCCAATACTGCCTACTATTTGAAATTTACGGTTTCCGCTACCAATGCTAAGAAAATATATGTAGGCACCATGCCTTCTTATTTATCTATTAAAATTGGCAGCAATTTTATCCAAGCTAATGGCACGTTAGCTACAAATCAAGTAGATATTAAAAGCTTGTTGTCTAGCAACGGGAATGCAATCCCGGTACCGAATGATCCCGGATTGACCGGTGAATTTTCCTGCGAAATCGTCGTTGGTTTTTCTGCCAATGTTATGGCTGAATCAAAGTCAACGGCTCTTAACGTAAGTCTTGTTGGTACTCCTGATACAGATAAGAATGCTATTTTTAATGGAAACGTAGTTCAGGCCGCCGCAAGTCCTACCATGACAGTTACTCCGGCTACCCTTACTTGGGATAGTACAGAAACAGGCGCAAAGACTGTGACGGTAAAGAGTAACGATGACTGGAACGTGTCTATCTCGTAATGATTAGTAACTTAAAAACGAATAATATGAAAAAGGTATTTTACGAAAGCTGGATTGCAAAACATCTGTTATTTTCCGGTTATTCTACGATTACACTGTTCGCATGGGTATTTACCAAATGGCCTGAAGCATCAGCCCGCCAGTCTACTATTAATCATGAATGTGTCCATGCCCGACAATGGACAGAGTTGACGATTACTTCCGGCCTTCTTATTTGGGCGGGAATGCTGATATTTGGTTTCTCTGCATGGTGGTTGCTTCTTTCTTCTGTGATATTCTACCTATGGTACGTTGTGGAATGGAGTATTCGTGTGATAGTCGGATGTTTCTCCTCTCATGATGCTTATCGTATGGTGTCATTTGAAAGAGAAGCCCGGTTATCAGAAACGGATAACAACTATCTGGAAAACAGTAAATATTTTGCATGGCTAAAATTCTTGTAGTATGAAAAAGAATACAAAAGAAGATATACAGGTATGGACTGCAGTGGGAATGTTGTTTGCAGGAGTCGGACTATCCGTTGCAGGTTTTGTTGTAGAGCCGTTAGGTCAGATTCATGACAGTGTATTGTGGTTTTTTGCTCAATGTTTGATATATGCCGGCAGTATATTTGGGATTGGGATTTATGTTAATGGGAAGTTTAATAGTTTGGTTGATAGGCTTAACAACAATAAAGAAGTAAAGGGTGATGAATCAAATAAATAAAATCAGCGCATTAGCCAGCAAGCTTCTATCCAAGATCGGCATAGACGGCATGGCACACGTTATAGTATGCCAGAACTTGGTAATGTGGTTATCAAAGTTTTTTGGAGTTGTGCCACTATGGGAAGCAATCATTATAACCGTCGTGATCTTCGTCCTGAAGGAGATATACGACAAATACTGCAAGAAAACAGAATTTTCAATTAAAGACATCATCTGTGATTGCGTGGGTCTGGCGTTGGGAGTATTAACATTGATATTATAGGAGGAAAGATATATGGGAAAGTATTTCACAGTGGCCGAAATGGTAAAGAGCGAAACGGCAGATAGGCGTGGTATCGACAATCGCCTACCGAAAACATTGATATGCAATGTGAATGGCTTAATAGACAACGTTCTTGATCCTCTCCGAGAAGCCTATGGCAAACCTATCACTGTAACGAGTGGATACCGTTGCGAAGCATTAAACAAGGCTGTAGGAGGAAGTAAGACCAGCGAACACATGAAAGGAATGGCAGCCGATATAGTTGGCACTCCGAACACAAAATCGGAAAACAAAAAGCTATTCAATCTCGTACAAGAACTTGAACTTCCTTTTACTCAGCTGATAGATGAGAAGAACTTCTCATGGGTTCACGTTAGCTATGATAGCTGCAATGTGAAAAAACAGGTTTTAAAATTATAATTTATAGGAGAAATAATCATGGCAGATTTGAACTTTGTAAAAAATGAGGATACTCAGAAATGTGTGGCGGAAGTAGTGGTAAATGCGGACTTTAATATCCACTTGGAACGTATATCCGGTGGCGGTCTTGAAATCTATCAAAAGAACGGTGAATATACGGAAGCTGTTGACGGTCGGACTGCCACAGAGAGGGGATTTGATGTGGTAGCGGTACCCAATACCGTTCCGTATAATTCGGGAATTATCTTTGACTATGACTTCTCAGCCTTAGTTTACCCAAAAACTATCCGCATTGAAAGTGGAAGTGAAGTAACAAGTGGAATCCTAACGGAGGCTGAATGATGCTTAATAGAGTCTCATTAAACACAATAGGGCTTAACCGGATCGGATTGAACCGAATCGGTAAGCCTTCTCGTGGTTCGTCCGACCGTCCCTACATCGACCCGGAAGTCTTGGCATCCTTGAAGGCTGTCTGCATCTGTTACGGTAAGAGCAACGACGATCCGGACAGGGCTATAGTTAAGAACTTGGTGGACCCTGACAATCCGTTTGTGATTAGCAACGCAGCTTTCAAACTCAATAGTGGGTTTGGGAAGTATGAAGTGGATTTTACTGTGTATAACAATCAAAATGTATTAGTATCTCCAAATAAAATTGTTTCCATAGCAGGCAGAGAATTTATTAGTTTACTACCATATACGGAATTATCAAAAACCATTTCTTCTTACAAAATTAAAGTAACAGGGTTAATTGGTGAATTAAGTTATTGGTATAGGAATCAAGATGGAAGCGAATCGAGGATTATTATTACAAAAGATGGAATATACCAATTGTCAACTTGCTATAATGTAGAAAACGGTCAAGGTTCTAGTGTTGGTTTTAATGGGTATTCAGAATCAAGTTGTACTATCGAGCAAATCCCCTCTTTCGAAGGCGCATTCGTCACTGACGGAATCGACGACCTGATTACTTCCACCAAGACCGTACAGGAGATGTTGGGAGGAAGTAATGAGATTACGGTGGTAAGTTTAATAACCCACATATCAGGCACAGGAAAGTATAATATCATAGGCGATGGCGGAATCCAAGTAAGCGATTATTCCGGTCAAACCTTTATGGCAGGGACTAGCAGTAGTGGTGAAAAGATAGTGGAGCTTGGAGACAAAGAGAAGCTACAAGCTGTTCAATATACTACCTTTGATTCGAAGTTAACCATCGGGCTTGAAGACAGCAGTTATGCGTATTATGGTACTTTTGTTTTTAATAAAGAAAACGTCCCTGTAGACTGGATTCATCAGGTAATAGCCTACTTCAACTTGGATAGAACTCTTAACCCTGATATACTGTGTAATACCATCAAGCAGGGAATCACCAACGAGAACCACGCAGAGTTTGGCGACAAGCTGATAGACTTTTCAGGTAACGGTAGGGATATACAGCTGAACAATATTGCATGGAAGGGGGATTCAGGTATTGGGAAGTATGAGGTTGATTTTCTCGATTCTAGTATATGGAACAGTAGTAATTCAACTATAACGAGTAGTAAGATAGATTGTAAAAATGCTATAAGTCATATTATGCTACTGTATTATAGCGTAGGGAGTAAAGAATATCCAGACATTCCTTCGTTTAAGGTTATTAAAACAGGAGCTGATATTGATTATAGCTATATTGATGAAACTGGGTCGCCTAAATCAGTTAAAATTGTAGATGGGGTGAATATATTACCAGCTTCACATAACACTTTGTATAGTGGATCTGGTCGATTTTGTGGTTTTGGTAATCCGGGTATGGGTAATAGTGTTACCATCACCCAAATTCCTTCCCACGCAGGTGCTCTCTGCCTTGACGGAGTAAATGACTCCGGTAAGGTGACAGGGATGCCGATTTACAAGGATTATACCTTCATTATAGATTATGAGAGAATAAGTTATACTTCATCTGAAGTATGGACAGCTAGTGTTGTATCTAAAGCTCATACTGTTGGTCAAGGAGCTTTTATTTTAATGTTAGCAAACAGAGAAGTTGAGCTATCGAGACAATCAAATTCTTTTGGAAGTACTACTACATTTAATAGAGATGATTTTACAAGAACTTTGTTATATCAAAGTAAGTATAAATGTGGAGATGTTAATTTAACAGTAGGCGAAGGTATTGATGGTGATACTCTTTGGTTAGGTACTTTAAGAGATAATGATTATCGTTTCTTCAACGGGGCTATCTACTCTCTCATGTCCTTCCCATATAGTATGTCCAAGTTCTTGATAGAGCGTCAGCTGAAGAAGTACAAGCTGGGTACGCTGTATGCAGATATGGTGGAGTTCAGACCGATAGTGAAGAGTAATCTACCTTATTCTTCCATTTCCTATTCTGTTAATCCCGGAGAATATATCTCTGTAGATAGCATGGTTACCATCACTGTAACGTTGCCAAATACCTCTGATAAGCTAATGGAGGTATCGTGCAATGCTATCAGTGATATATCCATATCCGGTGACAATGGCGTTTACGAGATTACGGGAAAGATAGTCAAATCCCCTCAAAAGATAAACCTTGTTATCTCCAGCTACTTGACAATGCTGAATAACGAGACTTTAATTTCAAATGAAACATTAATTAAAAACGAATGATATTATGAAAAAGATATTTGATATAGCAAAAGACAGTGAACAATCGTGGGGCACTTTATCTACTGCGATTGATGGAAACTTTGATGATACAGCAAAGTTCCTATTAGCAGATAAGATTCCATGCGGAGATAATCTGATTACACAGTCAGCAGAATTATCCGAAGGATGGAGCTATGAAAATGGTATATATACCCATGCAAGCGGATACGATAATGCCCTTGCTTTTACACTTACTACTAGCAAAGGGAAAAAATATCTTGCCAAATTAACAAAAGGTATAAAAGGTTCTGAAAATTCCATTATGGTAGGTATCGGAGATAAGACACCGATAGATACGTATAATGGTGAACTGATAGCCTATATTGGAATGATTAGCGATGGTGGTTCTTTGAAGGTGTTCCCATCGGCTAAATATGCGTCAACTTTAGAAGTTGAGTTATATGAAGTGGTTGATAAGTCATCCGCCAGCCAACTCATATCTTACGGTCGGCAAAATGTATATATTAATATAGGGGATAATGATATATCAAGTTGGTGGGATGTTGCATTAGGCTATAAAACGCTTGGGAAATCTGAAAACTCAACGAGATGTATTGGCATAGGAACAATGTCACTTTCTGAACTTATTTCCGGCTCTCGTAATATTGCAATTGGTACCTATTCTACTGCATATATACCGAGTGGTAAGGATAATGTTGCGATAGGGGCTGATACTCTCTATCCATGTAGAAAAGAATGTAATAGTAATGTTGCAATTGGAAGATCAGCTCTTGGAGGGACAGAGCATCATGAAACTGTCGGTATCGGAACTGGGGTATTAGGTTTTTATACGGGTGCAGGTTCTTCTCAATGTGTTGTCATTGGACATAATGCGAGTCAAAATTTAGTAGATAGTGAAGTGAAAACAGAAGGGTGTACGGTTGTTGGTTATGAGGCAGGAGCTTATGGTAATCAAAAAAATACTTATATAGGTTATAAGGCAGGTAGGTACTGTAAGGGAAGTAACAATATTATGGTTGGTGCTGATAATGGAGGTAGTGTTAATCAATTAAATGATGTAATCCTTCTTGGCAATAATACTAAGGCGTCAAAAGACGGTCAGATGATTCTTGGTTCGACGGCACAGACAGAGGTTATATTACTTGGAAACAAGAAACTTATTTTCAATGAGGATGGGAGTGTTACTTGGGAGCAAGTATAATAGTCTGATAAGTAATTAAACAGTAAGCAATTATGAAATACATTACATTCCCCACAGCGAATTTGAACGAGATACCGCAGGAGGTACTCGATGAACTGCACCTGATCCCTAGAAAGAGTGTTGACGGTACACAGGTGATTATGAAATTGGATCACTATGAAAAGTTGTTCCCAAGTATCATGACTTTGCCGTTACTGGACGAAGAGGAGACTCCGCAAGAGCCGGTTTATCCTTATCCTGTCTACGAAGGCGAAGAATTGAATACTTTATTGTCGGGTCCGGAGTGGTCTTCAAGTGATAGTATCCTATGAAAACCCTTCCTTGGATATTAGTCTGCCTGTTGCTTGGCGTGATCGTGTGGATGCGTTGTAATCCGCACGATCCGCAAACTGTGTATGTAAATGGAGATACTGTACGTATCCGAGACACAATAAGAGACACAATACCCAAACCGGTAAAGGAAGCTCTAAAACGTACCGATACGGTATATTTACCGATCCTGATAGATACTACCACCGATAGAACCGTAGAAGGCGATTCGATTCCGGTACTAATACCGATTACAAGTAAGGAGTATAAGACCGATGATTACTGGGCGGTAGTCAGTGGGTATAATCCCAACCTTGATTCTATGGAAATATACAGGGACAATAAAATTATTACTTTTCCACCTTTACAGAAGAAGAAACGATGGGGATTAGGTTTACAGGCAGGGTATAGTTATCCGGGTGGTTGGTACGTAGGAGCTGGAGTTAGTTGTAACTTATTTATGTGGTAATACCGGCACTATCTTCACAGACCGTTTCCGGTATGAAAAGTTTAAGTTTCACTTATATAACAATTTCCTACGGAAAAAGGTTTTAAAGGAAAGGAGGATAAAATGATACATTAATTAATACTAAGCACTAAGTTTATCCGGTAAAGTAGAAGGCCGGTAATCGTTAACAAATAATCCAGGGGCGGGATAGAAGAAAGCCCCACACCCGTTTCAGACGACCAAATCATACACGGGCTAACATCGCAGGGACTGTTAAGGGGCTTTCGTAGCTTTATCAACAGATTTTGCGATGTTTTGTTTTTCAACTATATATGTTTGACAACATGAAAAATATAGATTTATATAAAGAAGTGGTCGTAGCCGTGTCAAAAGAAACGGGAGTAGAGGAGATCGATATGATCCATAGCAACTCGGAAGAAGCGGTGGACGCAAGATATATTCTCATACATTTGCTTTCCCAGAAGCTCACCGATACCCAAATATCTTCCGTTACAAAGCTTACAAGACAATCAGTAAACAAGATCCGGAACAACTTCCAGTACAAGATCAAAAAATGGAGCGTAGCAACGAACTTGCAACATATTAGCAATGAGGTAGCAACGGAATAGTTTAGGAGCAACGCTCTTTTCCTGTCCTTTGTGTCACGGTCAATGTTGACCGGAATACAAAAGATTTTTTCGTATGGAAGGTAATTATCTTACATCTGGTGATCTCGCTATGTGGGAAAACAGACGTTGCGGTGACAACTATGGATGTTGCCATAGAAATGAGCGTGGAATGGCTGCTACCGGTATTGGTCTTGGAGCCGGTTTAGGTGGTGGTGCTTTGTTGCTGGCTATTGCTGCCGCTTGGGGAGTTAACCAGGCTTCAAAGGCACGCATGCGTGCTGCAGAAAATGCTGCTGCCGGTAATGCAAGAGCGATTGATATTCTTGCAGCTCGTGCAATCCAGGATGACGCCCGTAGTGCTAGCATTAACCTGGACGTAAACCAGACATTGCGCAACCTGACCGGTGCAACAGCTCAAGGCGGTTCTGCAACTTCTAATGCTCTGGCCACGGCTGAAGCTCTCGCATTGTTGAGTAACAACAACGGAACGGGATTAAATTCCGCTGTTGGTGGTTGTAACTACCTGCGTGTAGCTCGTGTTTCCGGTTCCCGCCTTTGCGGTTGCGACACTTGCGGTGAGTAATCATCATTAGGGAGTGGTGCACATAACTGTGTGCCGCTTCCTTTATTCGTATAATCATGTTTGGACGAAACAATAAAATAAATCTGGGAATGATTAATCCGTCTTCGAAAATGACCTTAAAGGCCAGTTGTCTTCAGGCGTGCGGAAATGATGTTGACAAGGCGCAAAAGCTGTATAAATTCTTTTCGGAGGATATAGCTTCTCTGCCGGATTTTGACGTTCCGCCTCCTACAATGATGCAACAGGCAACACGTAATGTTGGCTCGCTTTTCGGATGGGTGAAAGAGAATAAAGAGGATCTGTTTCAGGCTTGGGATCTTATTCAATCGTTCCGGGGCGGTTCTCCCCGTGCGGTAATGCCTCCTGTGGCTCCTCCTATTGACATTCCGCCAATACCGGCTCCGTGATGAAACCATACAAAGTGACTATTTATGTATATGCTGAAGACGAACAGCAGATAAAGGAGTTGGAGAAAGCAGCGTATGACTTTGTAAATTCGAAGTATCAGAGTGGTATACTTGTTACAGCGTCTAAACTTTCGCAGGCTCTTTCCAATTTTAAAAATAACTTCTTTGTAAATAAATTCTTGAAATAATATGGCAGACCAACAGAAACAACAACCTAGAAACATCTTTGAGCTAATCAACCAAAACATCGTTGACATGTCTCAAGATATGGTTCTTTTAGCCGAGAAAGTAGATGCTATTTATAACGCTCTATATCCTGTATCTGTGCCTAACATCCCCGGCCCAGAAGAAAAGAAAGTAGTAGGGGATACAAAAGATGTATAGTATGAGTTGTAATTGTAACAGAATTCAACCGGCAGTTATTACTCCGGTTCTGGCTGCCGGATCGGTGGCCTCTCCCTATTTCATTGAGGTAAATATCTCACAAAGGCTGTGTTTCTCCACATGTGCGGAAAACACTCCTGTGTTCACCCCTCAATTTTCAATGAGATCACTGGTAAATGTTGGTACTAGCCAATATATGGCCACTATCCATGTCGAGGGAATTATTTCGTATGTGCCATGTAACGGAAATTGTTGCTGCACCAAACAACAGCCGTTGTCCCAGGATTTCACAATTCCTATTTATTCGGCAACTGCACCAACTTCGGTAACAGTGGTCGCAGGACATTCAATGAATGCAATCGCTGTCTCCGGCTGCCAGGAATGTAGCCGTATGTTCGTGAGTGAAACTCCGTTGACTCTGACCGTGGCATGATGTATTTAGTGATAGCCCTGACGGCAATGATTGCAGCTACCCTGGCAAACCATCTGGGCTTGACGGAAGCTGTAGGTGATATTGTCAGGAAAATAGCCAAATGTCCGAAATGTTGCTCGTTCTGGGCGTCATTGTCGGTTCTTTGGCTATATGGCTGTGATTTGTTTGTTGCTGTCGGGCTGTCGCTATTTGTGTCTTATCTGTCTTTCTGGTTTGGATTGATTTTAATTATATCACAAAAGATCTATAACAAATTATGGAAAAGGATGAATTGAATAAAAAAGGGGAGAGCAAAATACAGCCGGTTCCTGAATCACCGAAGGTATTGCCGCTTTTCTCGAAAACTATACCTAAAAATGTATATAAACCGTTGCCACGTTTTAATGGCAATTGCAAACATTGTTGATTATGAAGTATTTTGATATGATGCAGAAGGCCAAGGCGGATGGTGTAACCTCCGAAAAGGCCATGTGGAAAAGCGTGGAGAGCGTGGATGAAATTCTCTGTATAGTGAAGGAAGAACATCCGGAACTATACATGGCTTTCATGAGGGAGCAACATGAAGCCCTTTACGGTCCCCACTATGATAAACATTTCGCAGAGGTTGACGTAGAGAAGATCAGATACACCAGCGCATCCGGTGAAAAGAAAACCGGAGCACATTGGAGTATAGAGCAAATCATGGAGGCGACTAAATCCATGCCGTTCCCGTCCGGGACGACGCCATGGGACAAATACGTTGCTTTCAACTCGTTTTATGCCGACATGTGCGTAGTATTGGACGAAGCAATGCTTCTAAAAGCTGCTTACCGGTTCTACTTCGCAGATGAAGATGCACCGGCTGGTAAGATTTGGGAGTACATGACCGCAATGAATTATGAGGACTAACCTCGACATATTGCTAGAGCAAGCGGACGACAGGTATCATCACGATTTCTGTCGCCTGCTCATGGTTATGTTGTGGAACGCTTAGAAAAGGTTTTGGACTGGCTTGTGCCTGTCGCTGTGATAGCGAAGGTTGCATCTTTGTGTTTGTCCCTGGCTATGTAGTTGGGGATTTTTGTTAAAAACTTCCGGAATAGTTAAAGTTTAACCTCTTAACGACAAATTTCAATTGTATTTTTGCAGTTTTGGTTGATTATTTGTTTATTTGCAGAACAAATTCGCTATAAATTCTGTTTTTAGTATAACAGAAAGGGGTTAATATATATGAAAAAGTTTATAAAAGCAATCACTAAATCTATGCAAGGTTCCTTACTTCCGAAAAAAGCAAGTGAGGAACAGATTGTAAAAGAAATCAACGATTCCTTGAAAAAACTTGATTATTATGGCACGGACCATGATAAGAAGAATATGAAAGAAGATGTTTCTTCTTTTAATAGAGACTTTAATAAAGCAACTAGAGAAGCTAAAATTAAATTTGAACCTGCGCTATAATGGCAAAGAAAGCGGAACAAAATAAAGTATGTGATAAGACCGGTTTGACACTGGAGCAAAATACGGTCTATGACGATAACCTTCTTCCATCTGCCGATGAATTAACAAAACTGAATAATGTATCTAAGGATATCATTCCATGGATCATGAAGCGTACGGAGATGGAACAGGATGCCCGTATCAAATTTAACGAAGATAGAATGAAAATAGCCAAAAGTGATTTTAGACATACGCATTGGTATAATTTCACTGCTTTGGTAATGGCTTTTATTATAGTACTTATATTTGTTGGTTTCTCATTCTATTTAATAACTATCGGTCAAGAAACAATCGGAACTATATTTGCTGGAGGAACTGTTGTTTTAATAGTCTCTTATTTCCTTAAGGCTAAAAATAAAGAAGTAAAATAGCTCCTTCCATTTATAACTGCCTCTTTAAAATGGAATCCTCCCGGTGTATTAGATATGCCGGGATTTTTTATACCTTTGCCGAAAACTAACATTATGGCAGAAGAAAAGAAATACGACTACGACTCGATAAACGAGCTATTAACCTGGGCTAAAGAAACGCTCAATAATAAGAGATACCCGACCGGGGAATTTCAGCTGAACAAATGCGCAAAGATTCTCGATTGCGGAAAGTACCTTGATTCGATGATAGCGGTGATTTCGAGGAACTGGGAGAATCCTACGTTTTATCCGACTGTAGACCAGTTGAGATTGTTTAGGGAGAAGATAGAGAAGGCAGCCGGATAAGCTGCCTTTTTGATTATATCCAACTTTGTTTCTATTATATAAAGTATTCACTATATTTGCATAGAAAATCATTCAATATTGATGCTTTTTTAGTCTCGGTTTTACTAATGATTTACAAAGGTTTAAAATTGTATAAGCTAAATGGTTGAAGTATAAATAATTACTTGAAAATATCCCCAAATTTCTTATATTTGGGGTCTAAAAGTTAAAACAGTTACACAAGACTGTTTGTCATAG